TAGAAGCATAAGTCTCGGAAGAACCGTATGTAATACTATCAGGAGAAACCTGAAGGCATTTACCCTTCCAAGCAGATACATCCCAAGCTGTAACAAGTTCGCCAGCGGGAGTTACAAAATCCTTATAAATATCATCGCCTCTGCCATAGTTTGCAATAAGCTTAATACCAAGACCAGTAGTAGGAGCAGAAACCACTACGCCATCAGTAACAGTACCGAGGAAGAAATTCTTTGTACCACCAGCAGCAGCCTTAACTGTACCATCACCGACACCAGTCTTCTCAATCTGAGAAATTTCATATACCTTAATCATTTACAAAATCCACCTTTCTAAATTAATAAATAGAACCATCATCATTGCTATTTATAGAAGTATCATCTACATCAGCAAAAATATCAATCTTCTTAGAGTTCTGTTCTGCAAGAACTTTTGCCTTTTCAGCCTCAGAAGCGATAGTTGCCTTACCAATACCCTCATAAATCTTAGCCGTAATAGAATTAATTTCAGACTTGATAGGGTCAGCATTAAACGCTTCGATTTCAGTTTTTGCATATTCCTTCTGTTCATCAGTAAAATCAGCCAGAGCAGTATTAAGTTCAGACTTCTTCTGTTCTACCTTAACAGCATTAAGTTCATCCGTAAGTGTATTCTTTTCAGCAGAAATTGCTTCTACTTCACTCTTTGCTGTTGCAAGAGACGCTTCAAGTTCAGATACCTTTTCTGTTAAAGAATTAACTTCTGTTGCCTTAATTTCAAGAGCAGAATTAAGTTCAGCAATTTTTGACTCAAATTCCTCGGTCTTACTATTGCACTCAGAAATAGTAGCCTTAATGGAATCTGTAATCATACCAAGTGTCTTTTCATCCATTGTTATAGATTCCTCCTTAATATCATTTTTTTTATTATTCAATTCAAGTAGTGAAGCTGTGTGGTCGGATGGCTGAATACCACAGCCAAGAAGAGCATATCCAGAAAATTCAAATTCAATAGGTATTCTTCCGAAATCTTTATATCCGTATAAATAAACTATTGCTGGGTTATGCTCGGTTCTTACTATTTCAACACTACCATAAATTGTTTCATTGTTAGATAGCTTTTCAGATAAAAGGTCAATACAGTCAGAATATCTCATATAATCTAATGTGCCTTCGCCTACAAAGACCTTTTTTGTTTCATTATTTTCATTAGCAATTTCATCAATATATGCTTTGTCAAAGTGACCTATTGTGGTAGCATTGCTTAACAATGGAACACCATCTTTATACTGACCTGTCTCACCATGACCAAGAATATCCGTTTTACTATCATCTACAAATTCAACGGTTACACTTGAACCAATAAGAGTGTCTTTTACTTTTTCAACATACTCATCTATCCAAGTAATACCATTGTCGTTGTATTCTGTGCCTGTTTCATCAACAATACAGGATTTATCATAAATTTCAGCAAGAATAAGTTTAAATCTCTTATAACCTGTCTTTTTTTCCTGTTTATTGTTAATTTCAAAAAGTTTCATTATTAATCACCACCTTTCCATCAACTTGTACTCGGTTTAGGCTGATCATTGGTGTTATTCCCCTGAGTGACTAATGTACTATCATTTGTTGCATTTTCTACACTAGGTCTACCACCCTTATCTTCTTCACTTGAATTATCATCACCCGAAGAATTATAAGATGTCGGATGGGGTGTGTATTTATCGTCCCATTTTTCTAATTTTTCCATATCCATAAGAGATAAATATGCGTCCAAATCCCAACCAACAGAAGTGATCCATGTAGATTTACTACCACTACCAGACATATAGAGTTCTTTATTCAGAGCAACAAATTTATCTCTATTAACAAGACTTGTCGGGAGATAATAAATCTGTATTTCGTTATTTTTATCTCTTACAACATTTTTGTTTATCACATAGGATAATTCGGCTGCAATTTCTGTAACCCAAGTATAAACCTTACTAAATAATAGCTCAAGACTAAGTTGCTGAGATGAATAGTTGCCACTTTCACCGTCAAGAAGACCCAACGCAAAACCTAGTCCCAAAGCAATATTTGAATTAAGTTTAGGTTCAATCTCTTCGTTTAGAATATCTACGCTTGTATCAACAGAATCAATCTTTGTCCCCGCAGCAACAGTAAAGAACGATGTTCCTCCACGATTATTTTTTGTCATAACCGCACTTTTTACCGTCTTATGCTGTTCTTCTTGTTGCGTTCTGGTTAAACTACATCTTCCTTTTTCGCCTTCAGGCAAAGTTTGATAAATTATTTTGTTATTTACTTCACCTAATACACTTCTTTTTGTAGTGATTAAATAATCGTTATAAAAAATATCTATAAGAGCAGGAATTGTAATTGGTCTGCCATAGGGTTCACGTCTATCGCTTTTTATCTTATGAACAACTGTTTTGTTATTATCTAACACAAGCCAACTACCCGATGTTTCATTGTTCTTCCACTTTTCATATCCGTTACGAATGTCATAAGGATAACATTTAAGTTTATTTATTTTCTTTTCTTCTGTAAATTGATTAAAATAATCAAGGTCAAACGCAATTACAGGTCGATTGTTTTTGTAACCTCTTATTTTTACATAATCAACAGGTAGTGGTATCATTGCCACAGAAACATCTAAATTATTCAGTTCCATAAGCCCCGTCATTTCATAGTCAGAGACAAATTTTGTATTATCTACCCCTTGACCCTGAATATCAAAATAATAATAACAAGCACCATCTAAACAATCTCTAAATAAAAAATCTCGTATTATCCCCTTATCATTAATATAGTCAAGGACATTTTCAACTTTTTGTTTATTATCTTTAACCTTTTTCTTGCTCTTACCAGTTGATGTAAGAATATGAGAAAGGCTAGGCAAAGAAACTATATAGTCAACAGCATTTGATACAATGGGGTTAGTATTATATACTTTTCTGCTCAAGTCTCGAATTTGTTTGTTTTTAACTATCGGGTTAGATAATATTGATTTAATTTGCTCTGGTGTATAATTAGAAAACAAATCAAAATTTATATTGGCATATACTATATTGCTCCATTGAGAATTAAATTCATAAGATTGCTCCCTTTTTTCTATATCACCCATAACTTCACCACCTTTCTCATCTTTATAGTTAAGTGTTTAATTTATAAAAGTTGCATAATCATAATCAGAGTTATCAGATAATAAGTCTTGTTCCAAAAGACAGGCAAAATGTACCCCATATGATACACTTGTATATCTATCTTTTCGATTATTGCCTTGTTCACTTATTACAATAATACCCGTTTGGTCTCTTTTTTCATATACAAGTTCAATACACTCTTTAACTAATTGTTGCGTTTCCAAATATGGTCGTTCATAAAACAATTGCGTATCTGCCGATATAGCTGTTGTGTAATCAGATATTGTATTTAGCATACCTTCTTGTGCTTCTTGTAAAGAAATTAGAATGTCAATCATTTTATTTTCTAACGTATTTTTAAATTCTATAGCAATATCACTATTTAATTTTTGTGAAGCAACAATAGCATATAATATTGGTAATGCACCGTCCACTTTAACTCTGTTTGCTATATTATCGTCATTCATACATTTCCAAGCTTGATATTCTTTGTCACGTTCTTCATCATACATCACACGAGCTAATAAATCATAAACGAGAATACCGCCATTTCGTGTATCAAGAACACAATAATCAGCTTCAAAATCTTCAAACAACTGCTTAATTCTAAGGGCTTGTTTATTGCCATCGCCCCCCTGAATTGACTCAAGATAACATACAACCTTACGATAACCCCTCTTTAATTCTTTTTCCCCATTATCACCTGTCTGATAAATCATACTCTCAGGTAACAATCTAATACAAGAAAAGATAGAATTGTCATTGTTTTTATTTGTGACAAAAGCCATATCACAAGCTATAATTCGTATTTCTCCAGTTTGTTTAGGAATAGCATAAGGATTTCTTTTTCGAGATAATACATCAACAGTTGTCCTTGGATAAAATGGCTTTTTACATCTCATATTATCCTTAAACATTGAATATGTAAAAAATGCAGATGTATTTTCTTTTACTCTCTCATTTAAAAACTCTATTCGCCAAGTTAAACTATCTTGTTTTGCTTTTTCACGCTTTAGTTGCTTCATTGTTTTGATATTATGTTTTAATGTAATACTTTCATCAAATGCAAAAAGACAACCGCCTTGTCCGTTAAGCATATTCTTTAAAGCAGTATCAGCAATATCCCACATCCAATGCCCATTATCAAACCAACTAGAAGAAATATAAATATCTACTGGTTCATCTTGAACATCTTTTATATCTTTATAGGGTTCAATTATAGCATAAGGTGCAGGTCTAATAATTTGAAAAGGTGATAAGATACTATCATCAACTTCTTTTTCAATTTGCCTATATTCTTCTCTGAGCAAACCTGTTGATCTATGCCCACGACCACTTTCCCCGGCGCAAACAACAGTTATTGTACTACCATTACGAAAAACAATAATTACTTCATTTTGATTATCTTTAATCGTTGCTATTTCTCTCCGTAATGTAGGGGACATATTCATTAGTTCATTTTTAATTTTCTCAGTAACTATAAGTTTGGCTTGTCCTTTTGTTCCTGAAGCCAATACTATTTTTGAATAAGGTTTAACAATACAAGTGCAACAAGCATAAACTGCTATAATAAATGATTTAGCAGCAGAACGACTGGCTATTATGGCAATAAATTGACTTATACCCATAAAATACAAAATTATTACTTGGTATAAATGCAATTTTAATCCTAAATAATCAATAGCCACCCTATGCAAATTTCTTCTAAAGAATGTTGACCATAAATATAAATTGTCAACATTTTTAGGATTACTTAAATAATGAGTACTCGGAAATTTTTTATATAAAGCTTTTTGATTATCGTCAGCATATTTACTCACCATCATTATCACCGTCCTTGACACAATATTCTTTATCACGTTCAGTTGTGCCTAAGACTAAATTTTTCAAAGGTCTCAATACAAATCTTTGGAAATATTCTCCTATACCATCAAAATCTTTATACAATTTTTTGTCTTTATAATATTCTTCTGGCGTATATTGAGAAATTACAGCAAGAGTTACACCAAGGGTTTCATCGCCACTTGCATCTGTTTCTTGCACAGTTTTTAATCCTGCCTGTTTAAATGTATCACGATAAAGTTTTGTATATTTTTCAAAATCAGTACTATTGCCGTCTTTAAATGCTTTAAGCTGAAGTAATTTAGTGTAACATAAATCTTTGATAAATATTTCTTGATTATTATCACAATTGGGGTTTTGTTTTTTAAGCATTTTATAATGTTCTTCGAGAGCAACAATATCCTCACTTGATACTTGTCCCCAACGTTCAAACATTACCTTTGTAATATTTGTTTGACCTTCGGCTTTCATTTCATCTATCTGGTCTACATTTTGAATGATGCCCTTGTTCATTTCTTGCAGGTATGTATCATATGTTTTCCCATTGTTTTGATTAAGATTACAATTTCTCACATAATTCTTAATTCTACTTCTATTTGCATCAATTTTTTTTGTAGAATTAAGAATTGTCTCATTGAAATACATATCCCAATGTAAACAAATACGTTTAATTGCCTCATTCTGGCTACCAAGTATTTCTGTATATTGTTCTACTAAATTTTCAAGACAATGATTGCAAATTGGCAGAAATGAATTGTTCCCTTTATATAAAGGTGATTGACTATAAGAAAAATTACCCGACTGTTTGGTGTATTTTTTACCACAAGTGCAGCATTTATAATAATCTTCAGCAACTGGTTCAACAGGTTTTATTGTTTTTAATACGGTTTCTTCCTGATGTGTAACAATACCAGATTTATTTTTAATAGGTCTGCTTCCTTTTTCATTAATTTTTCTTGGCATAATCAATTCACCTCCAATTCTTTATCTAAAATACTTTCAATGTTATTCAAATTCCAATAAGGAATACGAATAAGTTTAATACCGTTCTGTTTACAATAATTTGTTTTTATTGCATCGTTTTTTACTGTATTTTGAAATACTATATTAGCTTGTTTATCATCACATCCATTCCATGAAACTTTTTCAAAATGCCCAATCCCGTCAAATTCTATACAAATATTATAATCTGGCAAGTAGAAATCAAAAGGTAAAGGTTTTATATTTTTGCAATTTTCAAACTTATATTGTGGAATAAAAGGTATTTTATTGTTTTTTAAATAATTATTAATTATTTGTTCACCATGTGAAAAATTACAAAATGGGCAACCAGTTTTACCATTCAAAATATTATGCGGTGTTGAAAACCAAACATTTTTACAAATCTTACACTTATGTTCAATTTTAGTTTTGTTATTTATGTATTCCCCTACAACTATAATATTAGAATTAATTTTTTGTAGGTCTTTCTTATATTGCAAAGTTGTTTTCTGTATATTATTAGAACAAACGGGGCATCCAGAATGTTTTTTCTTTTCAATCAAATGTCTAGGCAATGTTTCCCACTCATATCCACAAACATTACATTTATGTCTAGATTTAATATTTAATCCATTAAAATCACCAATTATTTTTATTGTAAAATTTGTAATTGAATTTAAAACATCAATATACTCTTCTTTTGTTTTTATTTTTCTTCTTCCATTAGAACAATTAGGACATAATTTGGTTTGATATTTACTTAATAAATTGCCAGCATTAATATCCATTTCATAAGCACATTTTAAGCATTTAACCCTTATACTATTCTTCATGTTTATATATTGCCCAATTACAATTAAATTAGGATTTTTCTTTTTTAATTTTTCTACAAATTCTTCTTGTGTTACTTTTCTGCCCATATTTTCTTCTCCATTCTACACCTTCTCCTAAATCTTTTATTTAAACACAAAGAAAAGCAATGACAGGGGAGAAGATCCTATCATTGCTTTTCTTACAGTTTGCAACTCTGTAAGTCTTTGTATCATCTCTCAATCAACCTCATGCAGCCAATCAAGACATATATAAAGCCCTACCATTACAGTAAGGCTTAATTTTATTTGATTATTTTTTATTGTATTTTTAATCTTCGCTAACTTTGCTATTGAGCTTTTTCTTTGTTTCATTAATCTCATTTGTAATTGTTCCATTACTCTTTCTAAAGAAACTACCAATCAATCCCATAGTTCCACAGAATAGCGGAATAACCTCTGGTGTAAATCTATCAGTTGCAAATATCATATTCAGTCCATTTGCCACCACGCCACCTATACAAAGCGACATTATCCAGCCAATAAAATATGATATACCAAAAGCTATTACAGGAGAGAAAATTGTCACTGCTATGCTAAGGAATGATATAAATATCAGTCCTACACAACCAAGGCGGTCTATAAGATGAGTTTCCGGGTTTGTGAAGTTGAAATTATTATTGTTGTTATTGTTCATTTTTTATGTCCTCTCTCTATCATTTTACATAAATTACAATTATTTTATATCAGAGAAACCTTTACTATCCTCTTGCTTTACAATGCCATCAGCTGTAAAGTATTTTCCAAAATCATCAACCGTTGACCGATCGTAGTAGATTTTGGTCATTTCGATACTGTTCCAAGAAAAGAACTCTCTGACTACTTCACTTGGCAAATTATAATCTCCCAAAAGACTTGTACATACATAATGTCGTAAAGAGTGAAAATAAAAATCTTCTCCAACAATTTCTGAAAATTCATCAGTCCAATTATCAAGAGTTTCTCTTCTAGCGAAATCTCCATTGCATCTTCTGACAAACACCCATTCAGAATTAATACCAAGTTTTTCACGTTCTGCTTTCCAAAGGTCTAAATATTTATCTACCTTTTTCATAACATATTTGTTAATTTGCTTGCCTAGTTGTCCTCTGCCCTTTGCTCTAATTTTATCAGTTTTATACAAACAATCAAATACTAAATGGTCATCATTAAAATATTCCATCTTCATTTGCAAAATTTCAGCTTTTCTCATGCCCGAATATGCTGCTATTGCAACCGCACAAGCTTTTTCATATTCCTTACGTTCAACAAGAGTATCCATCAAAAGTTCAACTTGTTCATCAGAAAAGATAGTCTTTTCTCTAACTGCTTCATTCACGGGGGACTCAATCTTTTTTATTATAGGTCTGAAATTCTCATATCCCTCTTCATCATCAAGAATATTCTCAATGAATAAACTCATTGAGCTAAGAGTTGATTTTACACGTCTCACACGACGAGGAGACCAATGCCATTCATTTATAGCATAATTCTGAAATTTTGCTATTTCTCGTTTTGTTAATTTTACAAAATCTTTGTTATTGTTAAAGTCAATATTCCATACAAAAAATATATGTAAATCACTCTTGTATGACCTTAAAGTTTGAGGCGCACGGTCAATAGAGGCAAGATACTCTAGAAATTCATTTATAAGCCAAGTATTATTTTCGTTAATTTCTGCTATCTTTTCCTCAGTTGTTATATGATTGTAGACAGTTGTTCTTGCCACTATGTCACTTCCTTTATTTATATTTTATAGAGCAAACTAAACTGTGAGCCGTTATATCCATTTATGTATAACGGGTTTATAATTTTAATTTTTAATCTTCCACGCCAAATTCATTTCTTAATCTTTCCACTAGAGCAATCTGACCCTTGCCAGTAATTAAAGTCTTAGGGAAAGTCTTATCCTTTGATAATAAACAACTCACTTAAAACAATTGCAATTGCTTCATCAATAGAATATTCATCTGTCACCCTTATAAATTTACAATTTAATTTTTCCTTAATATTTTCTTCACGTAATTCTTGCTTTTCATATGTATAGTATTTATGATTATTTTCATCATACTCAATTGCAATATTATAATCTAGTAAATAAATATCTATTCTATATTTCAACACTTGATATTGAAAAGCATATCTAATTTTAAATTTGTCAAATATGGCAGCCAATTGATTTCTAAACTTAATTTCTTTATTTTGCACAAAAGATATGATATTATTGTGATTGTCATCAAAATAATTGTTTATAATTATATTATAAATTTTTTCGTTTTTATTTCTTATTAAATTATAATATTTTAGATATCCATTTTTGGACAAAACATAACAATGCCTTTGTCTATTATTAGTTATTAATTTATATTTCTTCGCAAGGTTTAAGGAGTCGTCATTAGCCATCAAATCAATAATATCGACTCCAGTTTCAAACTCATCAATATTATTGCTTATCATTTCATTGATTTTATCAATTCTTGCACTGTGTATTTCAGCCACAGTATTAACCAAAATACATTTCTTGTTTTCTCCAAAACCACCCTCAACAATAGGGATTTCTATTCCCATAAAGTTTTGAGTTCCTTTAACAATAATCTCATTTTCCATAATTTTAATCCTTTCTTCACACTGAGTAGTGAACACTCAATATTTATCTTTGTTATTTGCCGATAACATTTTTTATTGTTATCTAATGTGGAATGACTACGGCAATAGCCATTCCGAAAAGGAATTAAAAATGAAAAATAAAATCATTTTTTGAGATGAATAATCACCCCACATTAAATAACAACTTATAAATATTTATAAAATAAAAGTCATTGCATACAAAACAAAACAGATAATCCATAAATTATCCATGTTGAACATCTGCAATATGTTTTTGAACAGATATTTTAATAAAAATACCAGAATCTCTTTCTACACATGGTAGATGAGCTATCAGAATAAATCTGACCTCGACTAGCAAGTAATCCTTTTAAGGACTTGGAGCTGATAGTAGGAATCGAACCCACAACATTCTGAGTACAAAACAGAAACTCTACCAATTGAGCTATATCAGCTTATCAACTATACCCTTTAAGGTATAAATAATCATATTTATCTAAAAATCATACCCGATAAGGTATAATCAATATAACAAATAAGCACCGCCCTATACCCATAGAACGGCACTCATCTGTTACGGAGGATGCGAAAGGAGTTTTATGCAAAATTAGCAATTTATGAATTTCACACGCCCAGCACAAACGTGTTCCGAGTTGTTTTTATTGGGGCTACAACATCGGAAACCATACCCATTATCGGTGGGACACCATGAGATTTGCACTCACACCTAAAAGGTCTACTGCAAGAACGCCCCATATAAAAGGTTTTATCATATCATCTGGATACCCATAAACCAAACCCACCCGCAACACATTATAAATGTGGCTATTTTGCTGATATGTACGCTAATAACATAAAAGTTGGAATATTATTTATAGACGTAACCATAAACGTCTTCCCCATTTCGTTCATTAAGGCTGGTTAACTTCCTGTAAGGCTGTGATATAGTCAGACAGCACTATTGCACTGCCTGACCCCACATCTATCAATTATCTGTACAGACAAGAGATATTCTTAATTTTATAGATTTTACTCTAATCTATTTTTATTTTAACACCTAGTATCAAAAATGTGCATTTCCTTAAATGTGGTCAAATGTGCAAAAATATCATTATCACATTCAACATCAACATAAGAGATATCACATTCAGTATCAAAATAAACTTTCTTATCTCTGTTCACCATAGGCTCAATGAAAACATCAGTAACACCATCAATATCTACAAACGATATTACATAATCACACCAGTCCTCATCGTCTATATCAATTTCGATAAACTTATACTTGTCACCTATACAATTAGTAACACATATCTTCAGAAAATCTATTACCTTTGTGCGAGGTACAATAATCGAAGTATCATTCTTACTGTTACTCAATGCCTCGGTAAACACATCATATTCAGTCATCTTTTCTGCGAGCATAAAATTCTCCTTATGTACTTCATCTTGTTTCTTTTTTTAATTTTGTTTTATGTTCTTATATATAAAATTCTTATACTCAGATTACTTGGCAGGCTTATGCTTCTTGGGGTCATAAGTCTCAGCAACGGAATCCTTCAGAGAGCCACTAAACTTAAATGCCGGAACAAGTGTGTCTGTAGTCTTCCACTTCTCACCGTTGAAAGCAGAAACACCTTCACGACCTGCCTGAAAACGAGTACTAAATGTACCAAGACCATCAATCCTGATAGTATCACCAGAAGTAAGAACCTCTGCAATAGCCGAGGTTACAGCATCAAGCATATCACCACATACTCTCTTGGAATACTCCTCACCAGTTACTTCGTTTACCTTAGTCTGAATAACATCAATAAAATTCTTCTTTACCATAATTTTAACCTCTTTCTTTGTTTTCTTTTGTTGTTGTTTTTATTAGAGTTTTTAATTTAATATAATTTTATAAGTTTCTGTATGCCCATATAAAGAATCAAATCCATATATCTTAACAGAAGCCTTTGAACCTCTCATAAGAGAATCACTATAAGGGTCACTTCCCACAAATGACGGGCTAATCAATATCTCCATATCACTATAATTGCTCTCAAAACTAGGGATTTCTTTCCCGTTATGATAATGACCCAAAATAAGATAATTGATAAACGATTGTCTTATCATACTCAAATCTCTTATTGAAGTTTCAATATTTTTAATTGTATGACCATGCATAGCTACTACATCATAATCAAAGATTGGAATATCTATATACTGCTTTCCCTCACTAGCCAAATGTACATTAATTCTTTCATTATGTGAACATAAATCCTTAATATAATGTCCAATCACATATTCTAAATCCTCATCGGCAATTTCATTAGCTTTGCTTCCCAAAGAACGAATCTGTGTATGATTTGCAGTAGGTGTATGATAATACTCTACCTGTGTATAAGCAGATATTTCATTCAAAAACAATGCAATAAGTCTGCTGATTTCGACTGTAGCCTTAACTACAGTCGAATCATTAATCTTTAAATCATTTAATCGAAGAATACCCTGAAGCATATCTCCAAGTGATACAATCTTAATTGTATTAAGTTTATGACTTTTCACAAATGATATAATTTTTGATGTGAGATATTGAAGCCGACCTTTAGCTATATCAGGTGAATATTCATTATTCTCGCTCTTGAATTTTGCTCCATAGTGAATATCTGCCAATGTAACTAAATATTCTTTTTTATGTCTGATGTCAGGATAAAGTGTATTAAATTGAGGAAGTGGCAAAGTTTCTACCATCTTGCCAACATATTCATAATACATCTCTTGCCTTGACTCTGACCTATCAATACGACTTCTTTCAATATTTGCAGTTTGAAGCTTGACTCTCTCCTTGCGAATATCATTGAGTTTATTATTTAATTCAATAAGTCTCTCGTCAGAATTTAGAAATCTGTTCTGATTAGCAGAAAACATCTTTTCAAATACCTGAAATTTCTTACGGTATGTGCTTTCTCCATAATCAACATTAAGCAATTCATTAAGAATATCCTTAACATCATTCCACGTTCCAATCGTGTCTTTATTTAAGCATATTCTATAAATAAGTTCCTCATCAGTTTCATTATCCAATCTCTTGTACTTTGTCATGAACACCGACCTTTAATCGTCTTCCTCGGCAGGAATATCATCATCAATACTGATAGTAAGACTAACGCCTTCCTGACCCACAAACTCGTCAATAACCTTATTGAGATTATAAGTCTTAGTATCGTCCTTACCGATTTCAGTAATCATAAGTTCACTTCCCTCACGAGAAATAAGACCCTTTGAAAAACTTACCTTTTTAACTGTCTTAGCCATAATAATTTGTCCTTTCTATGTACTTTCTTCATGATAATGCTGAATAGCTATTGCTAAATCAGCCTGTAATTTCTCAGTATCTTCAAAGACAAAGATTGTTTTATCTTTATCTTCTTTACGAGGTTTTATATCTACTATCACGTTCCCCATTTTTAGCAATCGTCTTGCTACATAGGGCGTGAATATACACTTTGTCTTTATATAGAAATCACCTTCTTTTGTACTTTTTATGAATTTGTATAATCTTCTTTAAATTCTTTATACTGTTCAATGGTATTATTTTTTACACCATATATTTTATGAAATAGTTCATGAACATCATTAGACAAACATACCCCATAACCATATTTATAATGTAAATCAAGACACACTTGAGATAACTTATCTAATTCTTCATTGGAATACTCTTGAACTGTTGGTTTAATATCAATATCGCATATATCAAAAGTCTCTTTAACAATATCAGAAAAGTTATGTAAATGATGAATGATAATATCATTACTCTGATGGGTAATATCACAACGATAATTATAAAATTTAAAACTATCAATTTTCCATTGGTTTATTGAGTTCCTCAAATAATCACTAATTGTAGATATTCCACCTTGCCAATGCCAATGTTTGTCTTTAGTAGGTATTTTGCAAAAACGGCAATTCTTATCATAATGCGTTAAACCATATAAAGAGGTTATTTGAATCCCATACGATTTATGTTTATTACATATATATTCAATTTTATCATCACAATTTTGAATTTTATCTGTAAGAATTAAATAATCTTTTTGATTACCAATTTCTATTGCTTGTTCTATATTACTTTTACTAAATAATTTAGATTGGGCGTTACTAAAGCACATAGGACAACTTATTTTATGATTTAATATAGATTCAAATGGAGTTTCAAAAATAATGTTATGAATTTTACATTCAAAAGTATATTTGTTTTTTATAAGTATTTCTGATACATTACATAAATCATCTCTTAAAAAATATCCATTATCTTCTGCCAGATTTTTTAATTGTTCTAATGAATATTTACGCTTTCTTCCCGATTTCGTTCCATTTTGTATAGAAATTTCATTAGGATTAAGTGAACCATATCTTTGTAGTTTTGTGTTAATAGTTTTTTGAATTGCACATTTGGGGCAATAATCAAATGGATTATTCTTTCTGCATATAGTCATTTCTTCAATATATCTTTGAAAAACTCTACCACAACAATCACATCTTAATTCTATTTTCCCTTTTGCGGATGGTAGCAAATCTTCCACTTTTACTTCTATTGTTTGAGGCAAATCAACAACAGGTTTATTATTATATCCATTCTTCTTTTTAATAAAATATCCCAAGTTTTCATAATATTTATAATTACGATTTCCTAAATTAACACTTATTGTTGGATTAAGAAACATAGCAATTTACCTATTTTAAAGCAAATCGGCTAACTCACCGATTTCACTTCTATAATTATTTTTTAGCTTTACACAGCCAAAGCACTTGTAGTCCTTGAAGACATCAATCATCTTAAACAAACCAATTTCTCTACTACTATCGTGTTGTTCTATAATATCGCCCTCAAAGATTATCTTAGAGCCAGCCTTGCAACGCTGAATAATTGTCTTTAGCGTGTAGATATCAAGATTTTGAGCTTCTGTGCAAAAACAGATTTCATCTTGAGATATTTCATAGCCTCTTATATTAGCTGTCGGAATAATCTCAATTATGCCAGAAGCAAGCAATCTCTCAACCTCAGACATATCTCCAAACTTACTACTCAAAATATTGCCTATTGCGCCCTGTGTCAAAATTTTCTCATTAAGTAATCCAGGGGTAAATCCAAGTGTTTTTGCACCCTTTAAAGTTTCAAAATCATAAATAATAACACATTTCTTATATTTACCACTTTCCAAACATTGCATTATATAAGACAAAGGGATAGTTGTCTTACCACTACCAGACCGCCCATATAAGACTGTAACATCATTATTCACAATGCTATCAAAAGCCATTCTCTGAATTGTATCTAAAGGCTTGCAAACACCAAGTTGCCTTGATTTGAAATTTTTGTTATATACCGGGGCATAATTCATTCCAGTCCATTTCAGTACATCTGCAAAATTGCCCTCAGAATCATTTACAATAACGTACTCATTTATAAGGCAACCAAATATATTTTCACAATTATCTTTAGAATAAATTTGTGAAAGTTCTTCATCAGTAGAAGTCACAATCTTGTATCCCTTATATAATCCTTCCTGTGATACTTCCCCGTTTTTCTCAACTGTCAGCCCAAAATAATTTCCAGCAATCAATCCACAAAGATAGTCATTCGTAACGAATACCACAGAATTTTCATTTTCAAGATTTGCTCTTTTTGCAGTAGCGATAATCAGATTATCATTATTACACTCTAACTTCATTTTCGAAAGCATATTATAATCATCTTCTGTAACTACCACTACTTCTGGTTTGTCTCGCATTATTGCTTTAACAGCCTGTCGAGCCTTATATTGAATTTCATCAGATTTATTACGATTGCTTTTAATTGATTCGAGTTCTTCAATCGTCTTGGAACTAATAACTACATTTGTAAGGTCTGCATTATTTTCAAGAATTGCATTTGTGTCTAAGAATTTCTTACCCATAGCCACCTCACAGAATTTCGTCAAAAGATGTAATTATCTTATCAGTTATATGATATTTTTCAAGTTCTTCACAAGTCAAATACCAATCTTTGTTCCTATTTTTATTAAATGTCTTTTCATCAATGTCAGTTCTTTCAAGAATATATTCCTTCATACTATCAATTTGCTTCTTATAATTCTTTTGGGCTTCTTCAATTTGTTCAGCAGTTCCCTGAAAAGCAGCAGACCCAGAATGTACAAGCATCTGACAATGTTTAAAAGCATATCTTCTCACACCGGATAAGAAAATAAGAAATCCTGCACTCATAGCCACCCCCATACCGATAGTAGCAATGGGGATATGACTACTTTGTACCAAATCGCAAAAATAATTAGCCTGTTCAATATCTCCACCATAGCTATGTATGAAAATAAATATAGGCTCTGGATTTTCAATATTTCTTTCTTCCATATTCATTTGAATAATAATTTTGCTTAATTCCAAAAGGTCATAACATTCATCAATTTCATAGTCAATGAAAAACGTTCTGTTTTCTCTCGACTTCCAATATGTGTATTCTTCTGGAGTAGGATACTGCCTATCCTTAATGTTATCAACTATGGGTACTACAATTTCATCCATAAATAATAAAATTTCCTTTAATAAAAATTAGCAAGTTATTTGCTTGCCCTCACAATTAAATTGTGAGATATTTGTTAAATAGTTATTTAAAATTTCTTCTATATTGTTATAATCATAATACCAAATTTCAAATAACTTATAATTATGATTTTCAGCATATTCTCTTTTTCTACGGTCGTGTTCTTGTTGAATTTCAAATTGTTTTTCTCCACCAAATATTTCAATTGGTCTTTCATGTTGCTCACCTTGAGCTTCTATTAAAAGATTATATTTAGGGATATAAAAATCATAAGATAATTTACCATCACCAATTCCTAATAAATCATCAAATTTCTTTTGTGATTTAAAAATAACATTATGTTTTAATAAATATTGTGTTATTTGATATTCACCAAACGAGACCACACATCCGCAAGATGTCGTTCTCCCACTAACTAAACTACTTGATAATATTGAAACTTCATTTCCACAATCGCATTTACAAAGCCAATGCACTCTATCTTTTTCGTTTTCCACTCTTCTGATTACTGTTAATTTGCCAAATCGCTGTCCCGTGATATCTTTTAAACATTTCTTAGAAATCAATTCATTATGAAGACATCCGCAAGAACTACTATTCCCACTCTTTAAACTTCTTGAAGTGGCTATTGTTTCATTTCCACAATCACATTTACATAACCATTGTGGGAAATGTTTCTTACTTGAAGGCGCGATATAATCATCCACTCTTTTAATAACTAATAATCTTCCATATCGCTTCCCGGTTAAATCATCCAGAAATAGTTTACTAGATGCTTCTTTTATAAGACAACCACATGACCGTGTGATACCATTAACAACATGATAAGCATTAACTTCAGTTTCTACACCGCAATCACACTTGCAATTAAAACACACTTTATTATTTTTTCGCTCTGCCAAACTTAATATCGTAAGCTTCCCAAATTTCTGACCACAAAGCGTTTTTGCATATTCTGTGTCAATTCTGTGTGGTTTCATGCAACCGCACGATACTTTTCCACTTTTTAATTGAGTTAATGTTACTAAAATTTTATTTCCACATTTGCATTGGCATTCCCATCTAACATACTGTCTATTTTTAGTAATAAGGTTTTCCCCACGTTTAATAACAATTAGATTTCCAAAAACCTGACCTGTTAAATCTATAAATCTTCTTGTAGATATTTTTTCTATATTATAGCATCCACAAGATTTTGTTTCACCGTTTCTTAAACATTTTGATAACACATCAATTACATTTCCACATTCACACTGGCATTCCCATTTAACATTTTTAACTCCAGATGGACTTATATGATTTTTAGCACGCCCTACAACCGTTAATCTGCCAAACTTTTTCCCCGTTAAATCGATTAATTTTCCCATATTTTTGCCCCTTTTATGCCCCATATAGTTTCAATGAATCGTAGCTTTGCACATATCTTCTTTTAACTTTTCTGTTTTTTCAAAAACAAAAACAGTTTTATCTTTATTATTTTTGTCAGCCCTAATATCAATAATTGGATTGCCCATTTTTAATAACTTTTTAGCCACAAATGGAGTAAAAATACATTTTGTTTGCATTTAATCCTCCCATATTTTATCAGACTCAAATCCTTTTAAATTTTTATTAAAATCCTGTAACAAACCTTTTACCAAATTAGTTTGCTCAACATAAAACTTTCCTCTTTTAGATTTTTGTTTGCAAGTTCTAATAATGTGTATTTTTTTATTGCTCTTGCGTAAAAATTTTGCTTCTTCCTTTGAAACACAAATCATTCTTTTTTGATGTCCTTTCTTGATTTTGAATACAATTCCTAATTTAGATTTACTAAATCATAATTAGATAAATAACAGAGCAATAACCATTGACAAATATCCTCATTCGTGATATAGTGTATAATTGGATATTATAGGTTAATCTCTATATATCATTATAGTAAAATTGCAATAAAAAATAAGACACCTCACAAACCCTTTATTTATCAGGGTTTACGAAGTGTCTATTCATCATTTTGCTTTTAATAAAAAAACGGAATTACTTACTCTTTCTTAACCTATCATATCTTTTGATATATTCTCGCTGACAGGTATTACATCTTTTTTTGTTTTTTACTGTGCTATTAACTTCAAATTCTGTTCCACAATCGCAACATTTTATAGTCTTTAACATTATTGGCTGATACCCGGCACAATTTTTACAATATTTTTTATTATGTATTGTTGCCTTAGTAATAACTCCACACTCAGCACACTTAATAAACTTTTCACCTTTATACATAAGATATTGATAACCTAATTCCCGCAAATCCGTTATTTTTAATACAACCTCACTGTCATTATCAATAAATCCTACTCTAACATTTATATTATCAACTTTCTTACTATAAGTGATTAAGTCCATCTTCACTAATTTGTAAAAGCAAGAGTACTGTGCCATTATATCACCTGTTATCCTTGCTCTGGCAAAAACATTATACTCATCGACTAAAACCCAATTATTGTTTTTGTCATTTCTCATATTACAGAACTTGGCTAAAACAAGCAAAACAAAAGCAAGTTTTTCTAATTTTTTATTATTTATTCGTGCTATTGTTTGTAGCTCGTTCTTTGTAATTGAAATTTCATCAATTTCAATAATTGGATATTTTTTTGATTTATTCACATATCTTTGCAGAGACAATTCCCAATCATCAGCGTGATAATTATGATAACTTTTAGCCATTACATCATCCAACAATTTTTTAATTTCTTTAGGCTTTTTGCCAACATACGCATAATATCTCGCCAATAACGAAAGTTTTGCTCCTGTATCGGTATTTATATCCCCACTATTTATAATTCTTTCAGCTTCATTTTTCTCATTCATTATTAAATTCATATATTATCTCCAATCTGTTTCCGTTTTTTACTGAATATTCGCCCACAATAATCAATATCGCCCCATTCATCGGCTACCAAATAAGAAATCATATTATCATTCTTGTTCAAAAGATTTTTTATGATTTGCCTACCACAAATATTCCAAGCAAACTGTTTGGTTTTTTCATTTGTATAACAAAGGTCAAGGACAATATTACATAATTCATCCGGGTCAGGACAAACCTGTACACATTTACGGCTATAGAAGGAATTTAAGCATTGCAATGTAGTTGCCTTTTCATTATCATCAATATGATTTTCTTTGAACATTTTTACAGTATTGAACAATTCATCATTATATTGACGATAAATAACCTTAACTTGATTATAATTACTTTTACTATACCCAACATCTGACTTCAAAATAGAATAATCAAAATTTGAATTATTTCTTATTTCAGAGATATAATTATCAAAATTGCTCTCCACCAAATGGCAAAGTCTATTCATAGTGCAATCATTATCCGAAGATGGAAGAAATTCATAATATAGCTTAATAAAATTGCGCTCTTTCTCAGTCTTGTTTTCTTTTTGAAAAAGTGTGTGTATATCCATCTCAAATTCTTCAATGCACTTTTTATTTGTTCTTTTAATATATCTATCATGCATCGCTTTTTGTTGTGGATATATATAATTCATAAAATAAGGTTTCTTATCAGCACAAATGCTATTAGAAAAATTAGCATTATTTATTTCTTCACTGTCAGCCCCATTCTTAATCAAATTGTTAATATTTATTCGTTTATACCATGATCGAGGCATAGGCTTTGCAATAATACCCTTAACACGGTCTATACAATTTTGCTGATAAAGTTGACCACACTGGATACGATATATTAAAGTTTTATATTCGTCCGAATCTTTTGGGAATTTTGATAATACATCAAACATTGCTGTAATATGATTAGTAGTTGTACCAATTTCATCGCCAAACCCAGATTTGTTAGCTGTTCTCAATAAATCATCAGAAATAATTTTTTTATCAGCCTTACGTTGCATACAAATAATTGATGGCGTATTCACCCAATTATCTATCAATACTCTGTTGTTGGTCGTGAACATCAAATCACCATCTTCGTCAAAACCATTCATTGAATGTGCCATAGCATCATGACAATTAACTATATTTACAGTTGGCATATATTGATACCAATAATTTGTATTATCATTGCTCTTAATAGTAACTTTTTTTATGTTATTATGACAACTCATAGGCGCACGAAAACATACAACCTCATTTATTTGTTTATTTACCCAAAAATTTGAATACATCTCTCCTGCATGGAGCAAACCCATTTCTGATTCAATATCATTTCCTTTATCATCAATATTTGTTTTAAATATATGTTGACATAATGCATAAGGGTCTCCACTTATAACAGCATAATTTCCCTTAACCTTAATGACGCCAATCTTGGAGTCTTGTATTCTACGTTTTATCATATTGTTAATTCTATTGATTATATAAGGATCTTGATACATTCTTTCATCTATCATTAAAGCTTTTATACAATCATCCTCTGCAATTTCAGCCGTATCATCTGTGACAGATAATCCTCGTAAAAAAAGAATTGCTTTATTAATATCCCCACCCAGAACATCTTTTATTTCATTAACAGACGGAGAAATAAGTTCATCTATATCTTCATTGGATAAATCATAACTTTGAATAAACTGATAATTCAAAGTTCTTTCCTCGTCCAATACATTAGGGCAAGTCTTTGTAACAGAAAAAGAATACCCATTTTTATTACAGTTATCAAGATAATCTTCTAAACTGTTATAGCAATCCCAAAGTTTTAGCATTGAGGTAGTTAATATCATTTCTATATCATGAATATTTCTTTCCTGTCCCCAAGCATCAACTACAATATTCTTTTGTGCTATTTTTTCTGCAAATTCTTGAAAATCAAACGGAAAGAGCATACCCTTGAGAAAAGCATTTCTCACACAACAGCCACCAAGAGTATAGTCTAACTTTAAATCATCGCTCCATTTCTGTGCTAATTTTGGTGTGATTAATCCATAACCATCACTATTATCTAACTCAACTTCGGCAATTTTATGCTCCATCACTGGCTCGATACCTTTATCCTCATCCGCATTCTCATCATTAATTTCAAGAATATCAGCATTAAAACGTAATACTAAATCATCTACAACAAGAATGCCATTAGGATTACTTACTGGGATAGACGCACTGCAAGCCAACGATTTATATGCTTCATATTTTGCTGGAACGAGCTTCACATTGGGGTTTCTGCCATTCTCTAATCTCTTACATAATTCTTGATATATAGGTTCCCCTTGGCTAGAATATTCAGAAACGTATATTACCGTAGACTTTTTTACCCCATTAGACGTTCCGACTAATCTTTTATAAGTCAATCCATTGATTATAAACCCATTATCTAATTTATCAATATCATTAGGATTGTCCATGATTACAGCTAAATAATCGGGCTTATTTTGAAACATATCTAATTCATCATAATGATTTTTTATTTCATTTTTGATTTGCTTAATTTTAGATATATCTGCATTTTTTACTTCTAATCGTAGCTTTTTTATATTATTTCTTATCTCTGTTATTTTTTTGTTTATTTCATCAATATTTACTCCATTGATTTCATCAATAAAACGTAAAACTTGACTATCAGCCAAAGACACTAATTCTTTTGCTCTTCTCATTTCAGAAAGTGATAAAACTAAATTCTTTTTATTTTGAAGGATCTTACGACTATGTATTTTATAAATATATTTTTGATAAGTCTGCTGTTTAGCCATTGTGTTTGTCACCTCTTACATTATAATTTCTTATTATTCCTTCACGAATTTTTGATGATCTGTCTCAAGCTCTGAATATAAATACTCGCATTCAGATTTATCCTTATGTCTAAAGTAAGGGGTATTTATTAGTCCATGGCAATACTCGTATGCCTTACCACAAACCGGACAATATATAATATTTTTCTTCGCCCACATCTTCAATTCTTCTTTAGAGTATTTATTATCAAAGCAATTAATAATATTATTACCTATTTTGGCTGTTAGCATATTATATTTCTCCTTTAATCCTCATTTTTAATCAAATCCCACAAATCTTCTAAACTCCCTAAAGTAAAAGCACCACCATTCTTAGCCACATATTCCAACCCATTTTCTCCCCAATCATTCTCATATACATACCAATAAATCCATTCTTCTTTATCATCAACAATATCAGCAATTACGCTGGTAATCTCATTAAGGGAGGTTGTTTCTACTAATTTATCACTGCAAGAGCCAAACAAATCATAAAACTCATCCCAAAACTTTTCTATTTTTCGATATTTCTTCTTAACAACTGTCATTAGTTTAATAAATTGTTCTTTAGTCATATCAATAAACTCCTTTATATTAACCTTGCATTCCTTTAACACTTAATCACAATAAACATTTTCTTGCAAATATCTGTTTAACTCACTCTTATACATATCTTTATCACAATAATTGTCAGTTGTATAATCACCTCGATACCAAGTTATCTGACTATCCAAATAAAAATGCTCTCTGCCTACAGAAATATCATTATTCTTTGCAAAGACACCAAAGTCCCAAAAGTTCTCAACATCTCCAATATCCATTATGTAAATACTCACCTCTTTTCTGAAATCAAAATTTGATTTATTTCTCTCTATTTAATTCAATAAAAATTTATACTACCTAGCAAAGTAATAAACTTATACTACCTTAGATAGTTATATTGAAATTTTCTTTATTGGACTTTTAAAATTCACTCAATTTTTGATTTGTTTCATTTTACTGTATCAATGCCCATGCAACATCTTCAACACTTCGATGATTTCTGATAGAATTGATAATCAATTCCTCCGATACTAGTGTTAATATTTCTTTATACGGCATTTTCAGTGCAAGAAGTTCCATATAAAGAAAACTTCTATATTCTTCTATCCTTTCTTTTTCTTGCAATTCCTTAATATCATTTTCATTATTAGCCATTGTCTTCATCATCTGCCACCTCATTGTTACCTTTCTTTTCTCTCATCAATCTCATTCTTTCAACCATAGCTTGCTTCTGCGCATCAGACATAGTTCTTTTTGCATTAGGATTACGGATACTGATAGCTGTTGCTGGCGCATGGAATGTAGCACCTTGCCAACTACCATCAGTATATCTTGTCTCTGAAGTCTGTTCCCAACCTTGTTTAATACACTTATTAGCATATTTTTGGATAGTAGTATCTATTTCTGCCCAGAGTTTTCCGTTCTCATCAGCAGAAATGTTAATGAGAACCTCGCGCTCTTCCGGAGTAAGTTTTACAGGGGTTATAATTGTTTTCATGTTTGTTTGTCCTTTCGTAATATATTTATTCAGAAATCACAGAGTCCATTGTAGGAACACTCTTAATTTCTATGTAGTTGTTCACTATTGCCTCAAACAATTGTTTTAGTTCAGGCACTTCTTTTACAATATCAATTGCAGGTGGATTAGTAGCTTCTTTGTGGTTAATCATATACTCCCCTTTGTATTGTTCAACAGGCATTCCATAATCCAAACGCATTATTTTGTAGATATCACCGTAAATACTTCTTATTCCATCAGGTGTGTTATTACCTATCTGACTGGCTATATTTTTAATTTTCTTATTCATTTCTGTCTTCCATTCAGAATATGATGGCATAGGAATAATTGTTGTTACCAATGTTTCTAATCGGTCAATCTTTTTAATCAATTCTTTATTTATTTCCTTTTGACTTTGTAATGTTCTTAATATCATATCCGTATTCTTATTTGTCTGAATGATGTTATCAAGAGATTGGGTATTATCTTCCCTACTCTTTGCAATAAGTCCATCAATAATATCCCAACACCAATCCATGAACTCATCTGCTTTAGGCTGGCGAGACCACCGACAAATTTCCATAACGCCCTTGCGAGAATAAAATGTACGTTCCTGAATAGCACCATTAGAATCGACCGTACCAGTTTGACCCCCTCGACTTACTTCGCTCTTTATCAAACAGCTAAATTTGTCCAACCTCTCTCGATGCCTTTGATGTATCTTTTTGATAGCTTCACTTGGATTGTTATATCCCAACGCTCTGCCAATCTGCTCTCTGGTCAGAAAATACTCGTTATTGATATCAGCCCAGAAATCACACGGTGTTACTTCCTCAAAATTCTCGGTAGTAATAAGTTTCAGATTATTCATACTCATTTTTGCTTTAATCCTTTCACAACAAGTTCTCAATAACATTATTACAAATTAACTAACACTTCATCAAATTCTTTATCTAAATTATCGCCCTTTTCTTTCTTAGGATTTACCTCTAATGGTTTAAAGTGAATATTCAGCAGATAATCAGCTAAAGCTCTCTGTATCTCCACATAATTAGACCTGTACAAGAAAGGCTTTTCTTCATCAACCTCTATTAAAAATTTATCAACATCATTCATCTGCTCTGTTACCATCCCCTTTTCTCTATCTAATCTATTACCCTCACTCTCCAAAAATTTATTCCAATTATCTTCATATTTCTTTTCAGCTTGAGCATTAAGACATTTTATTATTTCAGCATTCAATTGTGTTTTTCTGTCCTCGGTAGATAATTGTCGTATTTCTTCTGCCTTCAAAGGTATCTGTTTGGCAATATTATCAATATACACTACTCTGAGCTGTGGATAACACCTATCCCAACCATATTCATTCTTTATATAATCATTAAACCTTTCAAAGAACTCATCACTCTTATAGCACAACATTACTTCCATTGTATTATTGAAGCCCATCTCTTTTATAATGTGACTCTTTGCTTCAAGTATCAATTTATCCTCATAAGCGTTAGACTCTCTAAATTCAAGATTATTTGTATCTGGGTCAGGTTCAGCAATAATATTTACTTTCTTATAGTCTATAAGACACCTGTTCTTCATACTCCTAAGAGCAGAATATAATATCTTGTTCAATTTCTGCTCTGCCCGAAAATAAAAATTATTCACATCAAAACTAGACACCATAGGAAAGTCAGAGAAAACAAATTCATCTTCATTGTTCATTATTGTTTGTCTGATTACTTCATTTCCTCTTTTTGTTCCTAATTTATTTCTTATGTCATACCTATCATTAGTCATACCGAGGATACGATACATTTCCTTATTCCCAACAGTTACTTTATAATCTTGCTGTCTGGACAAGAACTCTAGCAAAAGAAGCTCTATATACTTTACATACAACCCCTCTCTACGCTTACGAGCGTCATCAGTAGCAAAAGGCTCGTCATATATCTCATCAATAATAAATTTTTGATTATCTTTATGAAAATCAAAATATCTTTTCCAACGATTAACTTGTGCTTTTCTTGAATTACCGTCCATAGGCACTTCATTTAATAGTTCACACATTGTTTTATAATTTCTTACTATATTATAATTTTCGCCAACTTGATTCCCAAGATATTTTTGAAGTCCACTAACATCTAAGTCATTTACACTATAATCTTTATTTCCCATATAAAACCTTTCTCAATCTTTCTTATTTTTTTCGGACAAATCCGTGAGATTTTACACTCGGACAAATATAAGTCAAAATAATATTATAATTATTATTAGAATTATATTTGTCCGAGTGTTATTTTACTTCAATCAAATATATCATCATTCCTTTCTTAACTGATTAAACATTATATTAATTATCTTTTTCAAAGTTTATGTATATTATCGCTTTTTTCTTTTTGCTACTTTTTCTTTTTTGGCGATAAGTCGTAACCCTCCAAATTTGCGGAACGTAGTGACAGCAAATTTGGTTAGGGTTACGAGTTTGTCATCAAAAAAGAAAAAGTAGATTTTTAAATAGAATAATTGTTTATAGTTTTTAAGTTATCTTTATTTAATTCCTTAATATCATCACTCCCTACTATTTTTAATATTGTCTAAAGAATTTACTATATTGATTATAGCATATTAATTTTCTTTTGTCAAGTCATTATTCTAATGATTAGTGTTTTGTATGAATATTTTAATTTTTAATGTAAAATAGACCCCTGCGGGGTAGTTAGTTTGGGATTATGAAAAGGTTTACCTATTGCAACAGTAATTTCAACTGAATATATTATATCTATAAAATTTGAATTATATTATTGCAAAAGTTTTTATTTATTATTTTTTGAAATTAGATTTTTTATTTGAGAAATATTAAAAATATTGAAATTTTATTGTTCTTCGGTTATAAAAATTTTATTGAATATGATTTTGTCCTGTTTGTCTTAGCCAAAGTGAGGACAGATGATTGTGTCTAATAAGAGATAGTTTGAAATAAGACATTGTAATTTTGTATTAGATTTGATTGATTTTGTGTAGGTTCGAGATTAAGGCTAGATTATTAGGGACTTAGATATGGCTGGGGAATGATTGAATTGGAGCTAATTGAAAATAAATCAAAAGGTAAAAATAGAATATAATATTGAAATTGATATTGATTAAGTTGGCTATTGATTAGATTAAAAAGGTTGGATTCTGATGAGTAATAATAGTTTGTTTTGGCATGGATTTTGTATGATTTTATATGATTTTAATATAATATAAATAATTTTGAATAGTTTTGAGTTTGAACTTAATAAGATGGGTACTGACCGAAGTGAGAAATCGAACATAGAAAAATTGATAAGATTGGAGTTGAAATCGGATTTAAGGTTGGGAGGATGGGTGTCGGTTTCGATTTTGCCTTGTGTGAGTGGAGTGAAACTACTACCTGCCCGGCACCGTTCTGGAAGTTGCTTCCAAATGTAAGCCTACCCCTCCTATAGGTATTATAGATATTACTGCCTATGTTGTAATTCTCCAAAAAGCAACATAGAAAATAATCTGTAAGCAGTCCCGAAATAGTCAAAAATAGCCCAAAATCAGACGAATTAAAATAGACTGCTGAGAACGTCCCAATATAGAATTAGAAACAATATAAAAATGAGAATATAAGAGATAAAAAGAGAATACAAAAGATTATACAAGATATATTGAAATATATGTGATATAATGTAGTTCGTTAATTTGATAATTGATATCATTTTGATATCAAATTGATTTACTTAATTTCCTTTTATTCACATCTTAATTTACTCTATAATAATAGCCTAATAAATCACATGTTTTGCTTAAAAATCATTAATTATTTACTTAATACAATCTATTCCTTTACTTAATAACCACTTATTATTCACTTAATAAAATTAATAAAAATCTCAGTCCTTCATCTTCAGCAGCCCCTTTTCCCCGTTAATTTCAACAAATATTTACCGTTCCATTTGTACACAATTTCACCCTATTTTACTTCATCTACTAAATTATTCTTCACTAACCACCACAACATATTGTACCTAAATTTAATTTGTACTACTAAACCATACTGCAAATTGTACCGCCTAAAATCGCGATTTAACGCCCTACCTATATACTTATACTCCTTTTAAAAACGTCGCTTATAACGCCTCCTAGCACCCTTATTTGCGATATCTTCAGCAGTCTGAAACCACTAATCAAATTGCACAATTCACCTATGCAGCAGTTAAATATTTTCGTGCAATTTAGTCATTGACGTTGTAGCTTGATCTATTATAGAATTACGTTCCAGAATATACGCATAAATCCAAACTATGTACATTTTAACCACTTAATCAATATTCCTTTATGCGCAAAATCATTTATCTGCTTAATAATTAATGTTCCTATTTATTCAGACTGCAAACAGACAGATCTATTTATGTTTATTTTGCATATTGTCTATATCAAAACGTACATATCAGCCGAATATCTGCAACAGCTCCGGGCGATCCTCTATATAAAATCCTCTATATAATAGATCATAACAGATAGCAGATATCACCTACAAGCAGTCCCGATTTACTGCTTAATCTCCAACACGTCAAAATAGCCCTTTAGCAGCCCCTACAACGTGCATACACGCCAAAAAGGCATAACTTACTACCAACGCACAAAAACGCCGTACAACGCATTTTAGACGTATTACAAGCGATATCAGCAATAAGAGTATATCACAATTATATCATATCTATAATATAGATCCTGCATAAGCTCCATTAATCCAGATTTCCGCTATCATCTGTAGTAGTCCCGTTGATTTCATCCTGCTGCCCTCCAGATTGATCTAACTTTATACTCCCTGAAATATCTATATTATTGTTTATGCAGTAGTTTATACAGTTTGTAATCATTTTAGATATAGATATACCACATTTAGCGGCATATTCTTTGCAAAAATCTACATATTGTATTCTATTATAGCTTGCAAGAGTCCCATAATTAGCAGATTTATATTTTTTATCTGCTTTTTTTTGTGCTTCAGATCTCAATTCTAGCCCTCCATGTACAATATATTGTATTTATTATCTTTATTATCACCTATATATTGTATGATTTATACGTATTAGTCAATTTGCACAAAATCATATAGTATAAAGGTGATATATTTGTGTATAATACCACTAGAAAATATCGCCTAAAGGTGATATAATATAATCACAGCAGGAACACAGGACAAAAACAGAACCCGCCGATGCCTGACTGTAGAAAGGAGTAAAGAGAACGTAAACCGGGCGAAATCAACCTATTGCACATCACACGCTTCAGACTGGAAATCAAAAGGCGGTGATAATGTGAAAATCAAGGTTGAAATCATAGCAGACGGCAAACCTTTAACGGCTGAACAAATAGCCTTTATCAAAGCTATTATCAAAGCCTTAACCGCTTTACTTACATAATTAACGCCCGGTTTACTTCTCGATTATACCATAAAAAAAGCCAAAAGTCAAGTACAAAGGAGAATAAACACCATGATGTATAGTGAGTTTATCAAAAACACCGAATACGGCGAAACTTTTATTACTGAAACAATGTACCATGAATTTATAGAACCGGTTTACATGAATTGCGATCTTGATAAAACAACATTCTGTAAAAAGTTTTATAAACTTGAGAATTCTGTAATTTGCCCGGCTGTTGAGTGCTTAATATCTGCAAATGATACAAAAACACTTATTAATTACATTAACGGCGAAATTTCCCTTGATTATATCAAAGACATTGAAAAGCGTATTTTAATAGGCTTTTTGAAGCGCTTCAAGCGTGAAGGCTTTAATTTTGGAAAATAATAAAACAGTCGCCCGGCGGACTCAATCAGCCGGGACACATCAGGCGACAAAGTGCATGAACTTTAAAGCCTGCACCAAAATCAAGAAAAACACAAACAGACATACAAGGAGGATACACCATGAAAAGAACAATAGCAGAAGCCCGCAAAATGGAGCTTGAAAGACTCACCGTCAACTATACTTATGATAGCACAACATCTGAAAATCTTATGAATAGATTTTACCGCATTTGCGGAGCACTTGACCGTCTTTTAATTCTCGAAAATACAAAAGAAACAGTGAATACTGCTTATACTCAGGATCTAGACAGCAGAACGCAGAAAGCAATTAACCGCCTGAAAGCAGATTTTGAAAAATACGGCTTGACGCTTGTATTTTATGGATATCTGCCCACAATAACAGATAAGCCCGGAAACAACGAAAAAATTCACACATACTTTTATTAATTATTCCCGCATTTCCCTTTTTGGCGGTAAACTAAAAAGGACTATATCGCCCCTATGCCGTCAATTCGGGAATGGAGCGCCAAATACTAAAACAAAACAGAATGGAGATTGAAGTCATGAAAACAACAGACTTTTTTACAGTTACTGAAATAGCTGAATTGAAAACCCTGATTAAATCAGGGGATATCAACACTAATGATATTAAGTTACTTGTAAAAGCTGACTTAATATCAGCCGTTGGAACGTTAAGAAATAGCCTTTACGCTGCTGAATTAATCAATAGTCTTTATGGTGCTGATAATGTATCAATAATCAGCCGTAAAGCAATAAAGGATATTGCAAGCCGTTTTAATATTCCTATGTGGAAAATCGGGGCAGCTGTTGAAGAAGGCTATTTATCTATCTGCGGAAGTGGGTATATATTTGATATCGCTTTAAAAGCACTTTCAGAAGATGAACATAGTCGTCTTGACTATCTCACATTTGAAAAAGGATTAATCGCATGCAGCGACTATTTAACCGCCGTAAACCTTGCAAGCCCTTACAAGGGAGCTTGCAATAACAGCGGAGCGCCGGAGAAAAGCAAGCGAAATTATACGGGACAAAAAGGGAATAACCGTTATTGAATGTGTGATAGAATAATCATACTTTCTGCCCTTTAACGGAGTAGGCGAAAAATAAACCGTTTATATATCGGCTGAATAGCTTAAAACGCTTGAAGCCGTTCCAAAATAACAAAACAGAAAACAAACAGAAAAGCAACGGAGGATTTAACCATGTATTACACATTCAAAGACAATAGGGACGCTGTATTTTGCGCCTATTTGCCAAATAGCAAGGAAGCGGAGATTTTCGCCAACAGAAACGCCCTTGAAATAATCGGCACTGCACTCACGGAAAATTATTGAATTGAGGAGGTAAACAAGATGTTTACAGTAGAAGAAATTATTGAAATGTTTGTTGATCCTGAAATGCAGGTGTTTTCAATCTGGAGTAACGAAAAGGAAAAAGTTATATATACTGGTTTTATATCAGATGCTCCAGATGAATTATTACAAGCAGATGTCGCAAGCATTGATAATGTGTTTGAGGACTGCAAAGGCATAATTACGTTTAATATTGATTAAAGTCCCTGATGAGTCTTTGAGAATTAAGACGAAACAAAAACGGCTGAAAAGTCGCTTTTGTCGGACTGAATAAAGCCCACTATAAACACATTGAGGAGATAATGTATTATGAAACTTGAAAGAGAAGTGTTAACTATGCCTGAGGCATTTTTTGACGCACTTAAAGCCAACGGAACTACAGCGGACGATCTGCGGAATGTATTCAACAATATTGTCAGCGACTTTGAAAAAGCTGTACAGAATGGCGATGAGCCGGAAACAGCCCTTGAAAGCGCTGTAGGCGTATTCCTTGCAGACTGCGGATATAATGACGCCTGCGACAGTGTAAAGGACTTTTTGGGGCTTGATGAAGACAAACGGTATTACAGTATTTAAGGAGGTGTAAAGGGATGATTAAAATTGATATGTGGTATGGAGATAATCCAACAGAAGCGGACAAAATCGACATTACTTTTAATGATCTTGATGCACGGTACAGAGGCAACATATACAAGCAAGGGCGCATAATAGGTGACTACACTTGCATAGACTCGGTGGAACTTGAAAAGGCATTCCCGCAGCTTGTATTTAACTGGGATTAATTTACAATAAAATTCACATTTGATAGGAGGATTTACATTATTATGACTATTGACAACTTCAACGGAATTTTCACTAAAAAGCAAATGGAAACCATTCATGACAATTTGAGGGCGTATCTTGCAAATTTTGGATATATCAGTATTGAAAAAGCTGACTATAGTAAGGGATTTTATGTTTATACCGATCAGCAGAGAACCGAAAGCGGAAGCTACACGCAGTATTGCCCTAGTCTTGATTATCTCGATGGCTGGTTATATGGAGCTGTTCAAGCAATCAACGGAATAATGAAACCTATTAGCAAGTGACCACACATCAGCGGAGAAATAAAACCGTCTCCGCTGCATATCTCCCGATCATCTGCATGAACTCTTGACGGATCACCAAACACTAACGGAATAACTAAATAGGAGGGTAATAATTATATGGTTAAGTATATAGGAAGCTACAATATCGACAATGAAGGCGAAATATGGAACGGTAACACACGCTATATAATGGTTATTTTCTCACGCTTTGATGAGAACGAAAAAGAGATTGAGCGGAAGCAATTATATTTTCGTTGTAAAGTGCCTGATTTCAAAACTGAGGAACAGATCACGGAATTTCTCAGAGACAAAAAGAATAACCAGCGGATAAACAATGCAACTGTAGTCTATCATTAAGGAGGACAATAAACCATGACAACACATTATCTTGACACTGAACACGGCTATATAATCAACCGTGAATATTTGCGGAAAATTTTTGACGAGCTAACCGCCGAGGAACGACAGGAGTATAACAATAGCTTTGAGGATTATATATTCTCTTGTCTGATACGGAATAACGGCACATTAAAGCCGTTGACAGCTGAAGAATACAATAATATGTGGAATAATTATTGTTGAGGAGGAACACGCATGAAATCTATAATCAAAAGAATGCTTAACAAGGCATATTCCGAAGAAGATTTAGAGCTTGCAGAACTTGCAAATAATCTGATGTGTAAATTTGCTGATACTTGTAATTGTCCTTCAGATTGGCACAATATCACAGAAGAACTTTTTGAAGAATATCAAAACAATGAATGGCTGATGAATGCTGTTTATGAATTTTCGATATTGGCAGATGAGGAGAACGAGGAGGAATAACAGTAATGAAGATAATACACAATCTTTTAATGTGGACAAAAACAGACAATGACCGCATATTCCTGATGACGGAAAATCCCTACAAAAAACGCCACAAATCAAGCCGTAAATCCCGGCAATACTCCATACTGAGCCTAACACAACAGACGGTATGAAAGCTATGAGGGCATTTATAGCGGAAAAATTCGCCAGTGCGATAATCATTGAAGATGATGATAACAGCGTTATTGCCGAAGCGCTAAGAACGGTATATTTTGACTGAGGAGGAATAAAACAATGTTAGCAGAAAAAACACTTAATATACTTGAGGAAAATAATATTACAGTATATAACAGAACGGAGCAAGACGGTGAATTTTGCCGTGACATTGAATTTTATTCAAATGCTGATGAAGATGTCATTGAAACAGTGTGGTATGACGGTACAGACAGCGGATTTATTGAGGAGTTTAGACAGCTTGCGAACGATTTTGATGCAGATGAGCACGCTGAAATGTGGATATCTCATAGAGGAGAAAACGGAGTACCGGACGACATTAGAACATTAATTGATGATGCTGAAGGCATAAAAAATAAACTGCTGTCAGTAGCAGAACAGTTAGAGGAAATAATCAAAGAAAAACACTGCTATACAGTTACTATCACTATTTCAAATGGCGAGGAAGAAAATACTCTATCATTTGAAACTGAGGCGTATTCTTTGGAAGAAGCAACGGAAGAAATTCAGTCGCAGCTTGATGTTTGAGGAGGCAATCGTAATGACTTATAAATACGCCTTTGAAAAGCGTGATATTTCACGCATTGACAAACTCAACAAATTAACTGATACTAATACATTCTGGGATGATGTGCGGAAACTCTGCCGAGGAGTAACAAGCGATCACGCTATAGGCATATGGCAGTATTTAGCGGAAATTCGTTACAAGGAACTTACCGGAGATATGGAGGAGGACTAAACACAATGAAACTTACAGCAAAACAGCACAAAATCCTATCTGCCCTTTATCATGACTACACGGCTATTGATACGGAAGCAGACCTGAGAAAGAGGAAAATCTCGCTTGCTGACTATCGAGCTATACCGGAAATTTTCGGAGAGGTACAGAGACACGGAACAACAAAGTGTTTTATCTCATCAATAGCGGAATACTTCAAAAAACACGGATTCACTGTTGAGCTTGAGCTTGATAACGTGAATTACAACATAAGCATTTGAGGAGGAAAATATAATGAAATGGCTATCGGATAATGAGTGTATGGAAATTTTCAAAACGTATGATAAAAGTTTTTATGATTATCTGCTTAATAACGGTACTTCATTTGGAATGGCTGTAAAAATGTATGCAGAGTATCTTCTCGACACGGCTAAAAAGGGAGAAATAAAAATGAATTACGATAAAACATATTATGAATTGAATTAAGGGGAGGAGGAAAATATCAATGGAAAATCAGAAACATCTTGAATTTGAAATACTTGTACAACTGGAAAATGCTACAACTAAAATTGCACAAAAAATTTATGATGTTCTCAATCGGGAAGGAATACCGGGGATAGTTGTAAAAGATAATGTGTTTTGGTTTGAATATTATTCAATCGGGAATAATTGCCCAGCTTATGTTTACAAATGGTTGAAGAAATATATCAAGCGTAAATACGGATATAATTATCTGTATGATGTAATACCCAAAGCACAATGAAATAACAATTCTATGAGGAGGTTTTTGCAATGATAACCAAAACAGGCGCTTGGATAGCTGAAACAGACTACACAAATTATCCAGAGGATAAAATGTGTTTTATGGACAGAATAGCACAGATCATTCTGCGAAAAATCAAGGAATACAATTACAAGGTCGAAACGACAGTGACAAACATCTGTGAAATGTGCCTTGCGTATGCTGAATGTTTTGCAGAAGATGAGCCTGATATGTGTGACGAATACGGAATAACCATTGAAGGCATAACTAATTACATAGAAGCAGAAGGCAGAATCGGATTATCAGAATTTGACTGCTATTGCTAAGGAGGAATTAACATGAAATATATCACAACCATTACGGAAGAAGTCATCGAGGATATTATCAGCCTTGAACCTGAACACAATGTTACATTTAAAATCAATACACAGCGATTTTTGTATGTAGAAAATGCTGAACGCGATGAGGATGATTTGAGAGATTATTATATTGCCGTATATAAAGATCTTGACGATGACGAGCCTATTAGTCAGTATGCAGTCCCGGTAACACATCAGGTAGAATTAGTAGACGTTCTGAATGAAATCACGGAAACATACGGAGCTTTTACACAGGAAGAAATTAAGATCATGTATGTAGCTTTAAGACAGTATCAAGAGAAGCTAAACAAAATAAGAGATGAACTGCTTGATGGCGATATGAGTAAAGCTGCGTACATGGTCAACGACAAGATAACAATTGCATTCCATGCTAATGAAAAATTATGCAGTATGATGGATAATGAGGAGGATTAAATCATGGTATCATTAAGAAAAACAGTAAATCTCGCAAAGAAGCCACTACTCTGCTATAAGGTCAATTTACGGAAAATACCCAGAGCAGACCTACGAAAGAAGGTGACTGCCTGATGTTTGGAATACTTTGTTTATTATTTGCGGTCTTTTGTGATTTCAAGGATATGCACATCGGAAAGGGAATGCCACCTGCTCAGCAGCGTTATGGAAAATTTGTAGCGGACAATGACAAAATTTGGTATGACCATCTCAACAAGTGCATGAGAGGCAAGGAATCATGGACAAGCTGGAATGATCCTAGAATACATTGGGAGAATAAACTGAAATGATTAAGCCTATATTTGGGAATTACCCTTCTTTTGGGAAATGCTGGTATATCAGATACGGAAATATTGTCACGGTGTCATACGTCAGCCGTGGAAGGTGCCTTGAAAAGCACATACAGAAGCTATTAAAGTTCGGTTATTCAGAGGAAGAAATCAGCAGACACTTCTGAATTAACTGTGCTGAAACAACACAAAAACACGTTGACGGAACATTGAATATATGGTATAATAAGCATGAGGATTTATGCATGATAGGAGGAGTTTTATATGTACGATATGGCTAATGAAGAAACGAGAGAAATGGTTGATTCCATTCTTGCACAGATAAAAGAAAAAGAAACCATAACTCTCCATCAGGTTTTAGTCCTGCTTCGGGTAGCTTTAAACGGAGTAAATTCAAAAACCGATCTTTCTGACGAGGACATTTTAACTATCAAGGCAATTCGTCAGGAATTAAAGGGCTTGTAACCCCCACTCTTTCACAGCGGAAGCGCATAACTTCCGCATATGCTCCAAAGTCTGCATGAGGACAGAGGAGTAATCAAATAATACTAAACACAAAAAACTGAAGATGATTAACAGGAGGAATTTATTATGAAAACTAAACAGGAACTTTTACAGATGCTTTTTGCGAAACTCGCTGAACTTCAAGACTTGAACAAAAAAGGGTTTACCACTAAAACGGTTTGGGAAACAGCAAATCTTACTGCTAAACTTCAGGCAGAAGTTGCTTTACTCTATGACATTCTCGGTGAGGACGTTCCCGAAGAATACTGGGAGCAAATAGAGGAAGTAATCTAAAAGCTGACTCGGCAGCTATAAACAGCCATTAAGCCGAGAGCGTTTGACAGTCTGAAATAAGGCTGCCAAGGTTGGAAAATAAACATTAGACACGTTGAGGAGGATTAATAATGAACTTCAAAATAATTATTCATAAAACTCATCACAAGGTAAAGAGAATAGATACAAGATTCAATTCAGACATAAGAACACAGTTATTTTCTTTGCTAGAGAGTAACGGAATAGATATTGTAACGGCTGATGAAGCAGCAACTTGGTGTAGTGATGCACCTGCCAGTGAAAGTTATAACACAGACGATCTTGATATTTATATTATGGAGGATTAAAAATGAAACGTATATCAGACCTCTACAAAGATATAGACAACATTATGTCAGAGAATGAATATCATGACGATGACACAGGCGAAGATGTCTGCGAGATATCCGAGGACGAGGTTTACCGAATAATCACCACAAGGAATGATTACAGATTTTTGACCGCAGCCACAATCAAGGAAGAAATACATAAATGCTTTACGGATTTTGCATACCGTATGAAGAAAGCATTATACTGAAAGCGAGGAATAAATTAATGACATACCCCGAAAACATACTCCGCATAGTACGCCAGAATCTTGACCTTGAACCAACAGACACAAGCAAAGACGATGATATCAATGCTATGAGTCAGTCAGAAATTCTTAACTGTGTTTGCGAATGGGAAGGAATTATCGGCTATGGCAGAACCATCCGTGGTTGGATAAAAGATATTTACGGAATAAATCTTGATGAGAAGTGAGGAATACATAATGTCAGGACGGTACATCTGTTTTCTTGAACTCTTTGAATACGGCGATTACATTGAGGAATTTGCCGGAGATGGAAGCTTTACTTTGTGCGTAGATTTTGAAAACTATACAAAGCATTTTGATACAACGGAAGAAGCTATAGCATGGGCTAAATCTCACGGACTTAAAGACGGAGAATTTGGTGTTTTGTGTTATTGGGTAGAAACGAAGGAGAATACATAATGAATCCGATAGTAAAAATTCTGATGAAACGTGACGACATAACCGAGCAGGAAGCAATAGACCTCGTAAGAGAAACAAAGGAAGAACTGATGAATAGACCATGTAGTGATGGTGCAGATATCATCATGGATAATTTGGGCTTAGAGCCAGATTACATAATGGACATTCTGGGAATTGATTTAAGAGGATTAAAACTATGAAACCTACAAAGGAAATGCAGTGGTGTATGAAAGATATCGCAGAGGGCAAATATAGCCGTGAACTTGATTAACTGGATAAAATGCCAGATTAAAGCCTATAAGCAAAAGAAACTCGAAGCATGGAAAATCAGACAACTACCTGAGGATTGTCAGCAATGTGAGTTGCTAGGAATATGTCGGGTAGAAAGAATGATTGGAAATGCAGACGTAGATGTTTGCTATGATAACTTGAGAGGAGGAAGATTTAATGTATATTCTGTATTACAAAGAACTTTATATAGTGCCTGAACAGTTGACAAAGAATCGAACTTGTCAAAGTTGGCGTAACAAACAAATAGCTATGTGTGAAGAGGAAACGCCATTGATAGAATATATTAACAAACAAAAAGACCCGGATAAATATTTTATTGAAAAGGCAGCTTTTGAATAATAGAATAAACATTTCATTGGGAAATATGCTCAAAAGAATGGCTTAACAAAGCCATTTATAAGGGCATTTATTACAAGTCATATCCAGATAACGGATAAAATTCAAATTTAAGGAGGAGATAGCGATGAAACTATATCTTGTTGAGGTTTCTTTTACAACCATTGAAGATTATTATATAACAGATGAACCGATTGGAATATTCACGGACAAAGAGTCGGCAATTATATTTGCCAAGAATTATGCTGTTAAGCATGAAAGTAGTAAAGATTTTCAGGGTTGTAGAATAAGTGAATGGGAGGCAAATGATATTTCAAAAGGAGAAGCTCATAGCCGAATAGATTATATTTTTGATTGGGAGGAATAATTCACATGGAAGAAAAACGCCCAAAGTTCCCTACAGATTCAGAGGAATCACATAGAATAATGATAGAAGCTTTAGAAATGGTAGGATTTAATGTCCGCAAACCAAACCCCGGCGAAGAAGGCGGTTTCATTTATAAAGACGAGAATGGAGAAATCAAGAAATTAAGCCTTAAAGATCTTAAAAATCTTAAAACTGATAAGCCTATTCAATCCGGAAACACAGCAGAATGGCTACTGGTTATTGGAAATAAATTTGGTGATTTAGTTATCACTTATAATTCAAGAGCATATAGGTGTTCTCATTGTCGTAAATTTTCCCGACACAGATTTCCATACTGCCATTGGTGTGGATTTAGTATGGAAAACGGCAATTATGAAGGAGAGGAGGATTAAGTATATGAACTGCATGAGCAAGAAAGTCAAACGCAACAAAGAAAAACTCATACAAAAGGAATATCAAGAGAAACTTGCTAACTTTACACCAGAAGAAAAGCAAGCCAAAGATGACCGTGATTTAGCAATGAGGAAGAAAATTACACAGATACTCGGTGTAATGACCGCTTTGGAAAATATCACGGGCAACATTTACTCTGATAAAAGAATATGGAGGGAATAAATTATGTTAGTATCAACAACAAGCGAAGTAATCAAGAAATTACAGGAATACGAAGCAAAATATGGCACAGGTGTTATAAGAAGCATTGGAACATATTGCGCTGGCGACAGGGAAAATAACTATTATATTACTATTGCAAATGATTCTTTTTGGAATGAAAAATTAAACAATGAAGACAGCCATTATCACAGTGAAAGAATTATTATATCTGCCATTGATGATGACGAAATTTTTCCAAGAAAGTGAGGATAGATTATGACTAATTTTAAAGAAAAGATGTTAAAGTGTGGATTTACTGATTATTACCCTGCCCAAACAAACAGGACAGAAACGGTCGATAGACCATTTCATACAAGGTTTTCTGGCACATATGTTGTAAAAGTGGAAAATTTTAATGTGGATGATAGGGATGAAATTTATATTACTTATGGAATTTTTACAGGGATGTACCAGTGCGGTCGTCCTTTATCTATAAAAAATAGCATAAGTATATCTCTTTATCCTGATGGAAGAATGTCGTTTTATAAGATGAACGATTACAAATTTATTCCATATTTTATAAAATGTTTTTTGTCTGAAAGCATTCTTCTCGGCACTATTAACATATGGGAAAATGTTATGCTGTCTGTAATCCAAATTTGGATGAAAGATCATAAATTGACCCTAAAGGACATTCAGATTGTAGAATGAAAACTCCGTTTTATCGGATAAATTTTGAAAGGTGGTTACATTATGAAGTATTTAATGATAACATTGCACGACAGTGATTTTTATCATGAATTGAATTGGCTTGGGAAACATCTGTTGGAGAGATTAAGTGACAATCGTTCTGAGTCATTTGACACAAACAAAATAAATTTTGACAGATTCAAAACTTCAATCGTAAACTTTATTTTAGCAACATATATTTTACATGGAGAGAAATGGTACAAGTGGTACGATAATTCTGTTGAAGATGATATATGGGAATACCATAGAGGGATAAAAGAACAGTTGCTCAAAATGATACACATTGAGGTAGTCGAAGACAGTGAAATTCATGAGCGTGGTTATGAATTACTTTATGTTCCTCTTTGCACCTCGGACGATATCAATGTCAAAGGTTTGAATTATTTTATCATCTGATGAAAGGAGAATTTCATCATGAAACCAAAGAATAATTTTAAGAGAAATCATCTTATTAATTTAATTATCAGGTTTATCTCGAAAGATAATTTATATATCTGTGAGGAATGTCATCATATTCATAAAAGAGATGGGCGAGAAATAAGACTTGATAAAGGAACAGGTTTGATGTTACATCCGTTATGGTATGGAAGTATTAAAAAGCAATGCTTTCTAAATCAACAAAATAAAATCAAGAGATTTTTTAGACAGGCAGTTTGGGTGGGTGGATTTTGTGACGAAATTAAAATTGATTAAGGAGGAAACACTATGAATTTTGAAGACCTCTCCCCTGCTGAGCAGGAAGAAATGAAGGAAACATTCGCAATGTGGAGAAAACCGCCAGAGTATTTTGACAAGGTTGTTAATTCTGGGATGTGTAACAGTATCATTAACGGATACATTCTCCTCGCTTTTGATGTGGCAGGCGTTAAGCCACCAAAAGGAATATCACATCTTCTTGATGAGTATTCCGCTGATGAAGCAAGAAAGAGATATCAAAGCTAAAATCAAAAACATTAATAAAATCCATCTTCTGTCCGAGGATGGATTTTTTGTTGTGCTTAAAATATACATTATTTTTATAAAAATAGGAATAAAATACTTGACATAGGGAATAAATTATGGTAAAATAAATAATTAGTAAATAGCATATATTTCTTAATTTCAAAATGGAGGTTAATATGGCATTTGAAGATGAGCAGGTAACGTTTGACGAAACTACACAGAATACAGAATCAGAGAATCAGTCTGAACCCATAGACGAAAATTCTGTTATGGGAAATAACCGCGAAGAAAAGCCTAAGAGCCACAGAGGCAGACCTAAAAAAGGAGAATCCTCGACTAAGCCAGCCGGCTCTAAGAAGGCTAAAATCAAAGATTGTGAGGTTGAAATTACCGAGGATAGTCATATTCTGTCCACGGATGATTTAAAGCTTAATATTGACACATGGAGTGTCAGAGATATTTATATCAAATACACAAATAGTAATAAACTTCTTGATTTTGAAATCCCACAGCAGAGAGCCGTTGTATGGAAGAAAGATAGAAAGTCGGCATACATTCATTCCATTCTCGCCGGACTGTATAAGTTCCAGCCTGCATTCATAGTAAATCAGGTCGGCAAGGGGAAGATGAAGCTTTATCAGGTGTATGATGGTAAGCAGAGAATGCTCGGCTCGATTGTTTCTTATCTGAATGACGAGTTTGCCTTGTGTGGATTAAAGAATGATCCTCTGATTGAGTGCAACGGGCATTACTACAACGTTAATGGCTGCAAGTTTAGTCAGTTACCTGAGGAACTTAAAGAGAAGCTCAGAGGGGCTTCCATGAACATTCTGATAGCAGATAATGCTTCAGAAGAAATAATGCGTTTCATCATGCTTAGAATCAATTCTGGTGAGCAGATGACCCCGTTTGATGTGGCAAGAATAAGACGTTCCGACATGGACGATTTTGAAGCATTATCAAAACATGAGATTTTCAAGGTGATGCTTACAATGAATAAATTTAATCAGAAGAAATATCATGAAATCATTGCAAAGACTTATATTGCTCTGTATGAGGAAGAACCTAAGTTCTCTGGCAAGCATATCAATGAAATAATCGAAAATCTTGAAATCTCCGAGGAAAAGCAGGAAGAAATCAACGGTATTTATGATAAACTGCTTGGAGCATATAATATTCTCAATGACAAAGGTTCTGCTGTTACAAAAGCAATATTTAATATAACCAATTTTACAAGTTATTTGCGTTATGTAAACGAGTTTGATAATTCCGAAAAACTTGCCGATTGGTTAGATTATTTTTTCTGGAACACACCCGAAGAATACAGCAGTAATCATTCCACAACCAAGAATGAAATTTTAACCAGAATGAATATTATCAAGAACAGCATTGATGAGTTCTTAGCAAGCAGTAAACAGGCATAAAAATAACACAGCATTACTTAATAGTGATGCTGTGTTTACTTGTATCTAAGAGGTGGATTATGAACAATAAAAGTAATAGAAGATTATCTGTAATTCAGTTTGTTAAGATTATTTGTAGTACCCTTGAAATCAGTATTCCTAAAATCTACAAAGTACAAAGGCTGTCCACGCCAACAACATTGGCTGAATATGACAAGGAAAATGATATTTTGTTCTATGTAGATTTGGGGGATTTAGATATTTACTTTAATATTGCTCATGAATTACGTCACAAGTGGCAATTCAAATATCATCCGGACTGGTTTGAAAATTATAATCCATCAAAAAATTTAAGCGTTATAGAATATAATATGCAACAAGTGGAATTAGATGCAAACGGATTTGCAATAATTGCATATGCAGATTTACTTGGACTTAAACCTACCTTTGATGGAGTAGATGATACAGTTGTAAACGCTATCTTTGATATGGCTGATAAAATAGCCGAAGAAATGTCATGAAATGAGTGTTTCATCGTAGGATTTATAGGTCGATTTGTAGAAAAATATGGCTCACTAAGAAAGAAATTACCCTATTCGTAACGAATAGGGTAAAATTATTATGGAAAATAATTAATAAATAAGAGAAATGTCTTTAGTTTCTTCATATTCATCGACAAGTTGGAGAACGGTAGCATTATCTACATCATCATATTCATCTAATAATCTTGTCATTTCACTATCGACTATAGTATTATCTTTCATTACTCCCATTCCCGTCTCGGTTGTAACAATTTCTAACCCCCATTTATCAACATTGTCGGTTACAAACAAAGTGTCTCTATTAGAACCTCCAAACCCATTTTCAGAAGTAACATCTAAATTTACGGATTCCCCATTATCTGTTTTACCATAGTAAAAGCTGTGGACAACCATTGAATCAGGATTCTTTAATGCCCGCTTGACAGTAATAATGGCTCTGGCGCAATATTTCACTTCGGGTGTATAAGACGCAAGTTTTTCTTGTCTTTCTTTTTCTAATCTTTCTTCTTCGGCTTTACGTTCTTCTTCCGCAAGACGTTCTGCTTCCTCGGCATCTTTTTTAGCCTTTTCTTCAAGTAGCCTATCTAATTCATCTCTAGCATTAAGCAAATCAGCATAATTATTAACTTGTTCTTTTTGCTTATCAGTGAGAGTACCATATAATTTTTCAGCCTTTTCAATAGTTTCTTCATCAGAGATTTCTACCGTTCCGATAGCGTTGATATCATCCATCATCTTTTGTGATACTTCATCTATCTTGACTGTACAGCCAGATAACAGAACTGATGAAAGGATTAAGGACGTTGCAACGCATTGCTTGATGTACTTTGTGTTTGCTCTCATAATATACCTCCGAATTTAACCAAATGTTTTATATGACATATTATAACATAAATCGTGCTGATTGTCAATATTAATTTTATAAATGTTATTTATAATAATAAAAGAGGACTACCATAAAGTAATCCTCTTTCTTTTGAATTTGGACTTATGATTTCTCTGCCCTTCTGCCAGTATTTAAGAAATTTTGTATTTACATTAACAAGATATTGTGTTGCTTGCAATTCAATCACAGCGTTTTATACAACATCTTGACAAAATCAAAATTTTGTAGTATAATTATATTGTACCAGATACATACTAAAATAGAAAAGAGGTGATAAAATGGATAATAATTTATTTCATATCAATGTTTTTTTAGATATAGATAAAACAAAAGCATTTGTTGATGAAAAGATTAAGGACGGCTCTCTTACAACAGATACCGTCCTTAGTGTAGATATATTTGATTGGGAGACTAAAGTAGGAGATGGTGAAATTTCCGTGTCTCCTGTTCAATTAAAGATTGGATAAGAATTGTTTTACATTAAATGCAAACGCTTCTTTAAGAAAATCATCCCATGTTTTGAATTTAACAGGAAGTTTGGCTTTTAACTTTGATTTTTCCTCATCAGACAAGTTATCAATATGAGAAATATCAACATTTGCTTTATCAAAGAACTGCTTTATTGTTTCAGAAAGATGAACACTGTGCATAAACTCTTTTGTAAACCATTTTTCTTTAGGAGCTTTGTTCAATTGTTCTTGATATTTGTCAGATTTGCGTTGGATTTCTTTCTCGATAGATTTGAGCTGGTCTGCAATACCTTTTGACATAATAAAATACCTTACCTTTCTGTTAATATTTATTTACCCTCGGAGCTACTTAATGTGGTTGCGAGGGGTTTGTTTACTTACACATTACCACGCAAAGTCTCTTTGAATCTATTGATTAAAAAATCATGTCTATTCTTTAAAAACGACAGATATTTTTCTTCGGTGAAGTCAGAATCTAAAAATAATAATTCAGATTCCACAGGATAAAGAAAGTCATTAATAACAGAATCATTAATATCAAACACTAACGACCGATTCTTTACAGCTTCATACAGAGTATATTCCTGCTTGCTATGTACCTCAAATTGTGGAAGAACGCATAAATTCCCTATGGCACAAATCCCCTTGCTGGTTTTCATTTGTTGAGTAAAACGGCTTTTAGAGATTACTAATTCAACATTAAGCGGTTTACTATTAAGATAATTGTCGTTAGATTTGCGCATTCTAAGTAAAAAACATAAGAATAATTTATTTTCTGTTGGGGTATTTTTCATTGATTTTTGAGTTTGCTCAAGCATCCAATCATGAAGAAACCTTTCCCATGTAGAAAGAGGGATCGGAGTTAAATAACGATTGTCGGATATATCTTTAGATAATTCGTCAGCAATCTTGGTGTCTCCACTTCCGCTCCAATAGCCTGACAGGATTTCATATAAATAGCGCATGGGCATATTCTTTTCAAACGCTGTTTCAAGCTTCTTCGTCCCTGTTTTTTCAGTGATACTAAAATCTTTTGTAGAAACAGAATATTTCATGTTAAAATATGTCCCAACAATACACAAAATCTGATGTTCTATATATTTTGTTATAGAATTTTTATTATCGGGGAACATGATGTATTTACATAAAATCTTACTTATATGGGCAAGGCAAGTCAAAATAAGTTCCTTCAGCTTAATCAAGTTTTTAATTTTATCAGCACTCATGTCAGTGAAGCAGTTTGCAACTGTGCTAAGGCTGCTGGTAGTTTTAGTAAGAATTACTGATAATAAAGAAAATCCGATTGAAGCTACATCAGATGTGGAGAATTTCTGTTTTTTGAAAATTATGTAAGGATTATCTTTATAAATAAGGCGACCAAATGCAAAGCAAAATTCAAAAAGATTTACTTTTTGTTCTCTCATTACTTGACCGTCTTGATAGTTCTGTATTTCTACCCCTGTATCTTCTACCATTTTCTGATACTTTTCATCTACCAATTTGAGAATAGACGGATCATTGTAATTGAAAATGATATGACTCCATTTGGCAGCATAAATTTCATATTTGCTTAATACTGTACCGTTTGCGTTTAGCCTTTCAAAAATTTGGGGCAGACAATCTTCATCCCCTGAATAACATACATAGGGGATTTTCTTATTAAGAATTTGATATTTATCTTTTATGCTTTCAATAAGTTCAGAAAGAATACCGTAACATTCTGTATATTTCTCCTTCAACACTGACACATCAGATATTACCCGATTAACAATACAAGTAGTTTTGTTTTCTTTTGTTAAATTGGCTTTAATAGATTCTGTTATTTCTGTTTTAACAATTGTAAAATTTGTAGTTACAACAGGTACTAATGTATCAATAATCTTGTCGAAATATTCCTTAAATTCATCTTCATAGTTTTTTATATACTTGAATGGATTTTTCGAGAAATCATCTAAAGTCGTAAATCTTTGTAGTCCATCGACTAATAGGTAAGAGGATGGGCTACTTTTATATAATAAAAGAGAACCAAAAGGGAAACCTTTTAGCACGGTATCAATAAATTCTTCCTTTTTCTCAATTGACCAAACAACACTTCGTTGAAAAGACGGTAGCTCTATATATTTTTTAAGGTCTTTAAATTCCATTGTTCCAATTTCATAAAGGTCTCTCATAACATCCTCCATCAATTCATTTGGTTTTCTTTGGTGTACAATGGTACAGTAGACAAAATACCTGCTTGTGTTTTTAAGGCAACTTTTCCCTTGTCGTTAAAATTGCGATATATTTCAAGCAAATCTTGTTCATCAGAACTTAGAATTTCTTTGTCTGTGTGTGATTGAGGGTTGTCTGTCCTACCTAGCAGATAGTCTACAGAACAGCCTAGGGCATCTGAAATTATTATTAGAAATTTCCCAGTTGGTTGAACCCCTTCTTTCCATCTGGTTATTGTCCCTGATGAAATGCCAAGGGGTGTCAATAGTGGGTTGGGGGTAGTCCCTTTTTCTTCACATAATTGATATAATCTCTCAAAGAAAATGTTTGTCATTAGCAAAACCTCCAAATCGAGCATTATAATTTGGGTAATAAGTAACAAATTTCTCATTTTATTCAGATTTGCTATTGACAATCTCCGTTTGAGGTGATATAATCTAAACATAGCAAACAAGCAAGAAACCAAATCCAAAAGAAATGGTAAATCTTATTAGCTTATTATACCACAATCAGACATCATTTGTCAAGATAGAAAGGATAAAAAGGTAAATATTATGAGTATTAAAGGGTTTAAGGTATTCAATCCCGATTGGACGTGCAGAGGTTTTCAGTATAAGGTAGGAGAAACTTTTGTACATAATGGGAACATTGAAATGTGCGGGGCGGGATTCCATTTTTGTCAGAAAGCAAGCGACTGTTTTAACTATTATAATTTTAACAGCCGAAATAAAGTTGCGGAGGTCGAAGCCCTCGGTCTTGTGGAAACATATAAAGATAAATCAGTAACGGATAAGATTAAAATTATCCGTGAGATTGAATGGCCAGAATTGCTTACAATTGTTAATGACGGCAAAAATTGTACAGGACTGAAAAACACAGGTGACTATAACACAGGTGACTATAACACAGGTAACCGTAACACAGGTAACCGTAACACAGGTGACTATAACACAGGTGACTATAACACAGGTAACTATAACACAGGTGACTGGAACACAGGTGACTATAACACAGGTAACTATAACACAGGTAACTATAACACAGGTAACCGTAACACAGGTAACTATAACACAGGTAACTGGAACACAGGTGACTGGAACACAGGTGACTGGAACACAGGTGACTATAACAGCACCAATTATAGTACAGGGTTTTTTAACAGTGTTGAACAGAATATTTTTTTATTTAATAAACCGACATCAATGTCAAGAGATGAAATACATTCATTAAAGGGCATTCAGATTCTTAATTGGAATTTTGAAAATTCTTGGTGGATATATTCAGTCAATATGTCGGATGATGAGAAAAAGGCTAATCCGAAATATGAAACAACAGGTGGATATTTGAAAACTGTAGATTTTAAAACAGCTTGTAAAATGATGTGGGAAAATCTATCTGAGAATGAGAGACAGGAAGTAATGAAACTGCCCAACTTTGATAGTAATATATTTTATGAAATCACTGGAATAATTATTAGCAAATAGTAATGAATATAGAAAGGACTGAAACTCATGCGTTCATCTATAAGGTTTGTACCGAGAGCTAACACCACAAATCTCGCAGAGGAAGAAATTCCGAAGGCACTCCCCCTCCCTGTTGCTAAGTCAGAGATTAAGTCTGCTCCAAAGGGAAAAAGAGAGGGTCGTAATCTGGTCGCAAGAGTTTCAATAAATTCTGAAAATCATAGTGCTGATGCGTTTACGAATAAAAACGATATAGACAACATCTTGCTTTCTTTATTGATGAATTGTAAATCATCAAGTAAAAGGAAGTTCACAAAGGCATTAGCTTTTCTTTTTGTTATTAACACTGGCTATAGAGCCGGAGATGGACTTATCATAAGGGTAAGGGATGTCCTTGATGACAACGGAAACATTAAAGACTATATTTTCTTGAATGAAAGTAAAACAGGTAAGTCTAGGAAGGTCTATTTCAATAAGGCTGTAAAAATGGCTATCCAATTTTTAATTGACATAAATCATCTTACGCTCAACAATTATCTTTTTGCCGGGGAAGGTAACAGAACGGCATATATTCATCATATAGAGTATGACGAAGATGGCAAAGTAAAAAAGACTGTTACCACTGGCGAAAAATATGATGAGAATGGTGTGGCTCGTGAAATTGCCCCTTATTGTGTTAGTTCTTTAAGCAGAATTATCATTCAAGAAGCAAAGAAATTTGGACTTGAGGGACATTTTTCTTCTCATTGTATGAGAAAAACTTTTGCAGAGTTCATTTCTCGTGATTGGGTTGATAATAGAAATCCGATCGTAGCTAGTAAAGCTTTGAATCATTCTGATGTAAGAACAACAGTTGAATATTATTTAACGGTTGACTCTCAGAAACTCAAGGCTCAATGGCTCAATCTCAACCTCGGGCTTGAAATTCTCGAAATGTTCATTGAGGACTATTATAACGGTAAGTTTCAGTATAACGGATAATTCATAGAAAGGAATACGATTATGGCTAGAAAGAAGAAAGAACCGGATAATCTTGTTGAGATATGCGGTAAGACCTATGTTATTCTTGATACTGATGTGTCGGACGGTAGAGTCAATCATAAGGCAATGCCCCTTGAGGTGTATGTGGATAAGGTGTTAAAAGGTGAGTTTTGCCGTGATGCTCTTGTTCAGAGACTCAACGACCAGTGGACAACAAAGAAGAAAAGTGAACTTATCGTATCCATTCTTCAGAACCGTCCTATCGGTGCTATCCTTTATACAGGCGAAAGAATACACGAAGCAATGTATTTGACGAAATCATTGCTTGATGGTTTACAGAGAACAACAGCTATGTGTGGATATGTAAATAATGAATATTCGTTAAGCAAGAATACAAAGCCGTTAAAGTGCGTGTGCCGTTCTGAAAGCGGAGAAACGATTGCTTATGAGGTCGAACTTGCCGGAAAGAAATTCAAACAGCTTCCCCCTGCTCTCCAGAGAAAAATTCTCGACTATGATATTACCCTTTACGAGTATGTAGGTTTTACTGACGATGAACTTGATGGTATCATCTACAACATTAACAACGGAGTATCTTTCAAGCCCAATCAGAAGTTAAGACTTGCATTCGGAACAAACACAATGAAATATCTCCAGCCTATCTGCGAGAATGCTATTTGGGATAATATAGACGGCTGTAATGCTAAGAATGATAGTATCCTCGGTTGCATTACTAGAACCATGATGATTATGATGGGTTGTGACTGTGACCTTTCCGCAACTGAAATGAACAATTTTGCGGAAGAATTTGATATCAAGGCAAACGAGTATAGCGTTAAGAGGATTGGTCAGTTATTTGACCGTCTGAACGACATCACGGGCAGTTCAAAGTTTGTTGAGGAAGATATTGAGTTCTTTAATGCCTGCAATATTCCTCATATCATTGATGCTCTTGACCAATGGGAAGGAACAGATGAGCAGTTCACAGACTTCCTTGTACATTTCCTGCATTCAAGCGCAAGGATAGAATATAACGAGTATGCTGCCACAAAGTCCGGCTCTGGAGCAAAGCAGTATTCCTATGAAAGCGTAAGTTCCCGCCGTGGCGTTATCCTTAATGCCATGACGGATTACATAGCAGATTATAATATCACAAAGGTTGAGGTGAATACCGATGAAGAAGTTGAAACCATTGACAGTTCAGACGATACTGGAGATAGCACAGAAAGCTACCGATCAGACGGAGAGAGCGAAAGCGAGAACCCCGAATGCGTATTATCTGAAGCTCCTGCGGTCACTGAATGTGGAGAAAATAGTCAGTGTAGCGGATATCGAAGCGACAGTGACGACCTCGAATCATTTGAACAGTCTTTTGGAGATGGGGAAGAATGATGTCTTTGATAAAATGGTTGAGTATATCAACCATACATCATTAAGTATCAGACGATATCGTGATACTGTCAGAGTTTCCAAAACCGCCGATATGGAAACTATCAATGCCCTTATCGAAGGGAAAATAAGCAATAATCAGTTTATCTCACGAGTAGAAGTCTTACAAAACGTCCCCCAATCCTTTGAGGAAATATACGCTGAAATAAAAGATATTAATTCTTCTCACGAAACACATCTTAATAATACAGCCGACCTTTTTAATAGAGGTGTGGATTATATTGAGGAGGTTATGCAACGCATACTATCTCCGGAATATATCGATACCTTTGATGAAGAGGACGAAAAATCTAAACATAAAATAGCTGACTGCCTTGAAAGGCTCGACCAAATCCATAATGTCATTTCATCTTTGATTTGACAAAAATACAACGACAGGAGAAAATATTATGAACACTATGAACGCAATGTCAAAGGAAACCAACAAAACACAGGCAATGCTTTATCTTGAAAACAAGAGGAAGATGGCAGAAACCGGGCAGACAGCTAATGTAAGTGGTGAGAAGACTGAAATTATATCTATTCCGATATATAAGTTGAACACTACATACACATCGCAGAGGACATTAAGGAACAGAAGGTTAGCGGAGAATATAGCTTCTAATTTTGACAAGAACTTGTTTCAGCCTATTGTGGTATCATACCGTGATGGTAAGTGGTATGTTATTGATGGTCAGCATAGACTTTACGGTGCGAAGAAACGTTTTGGGGACAATTACCTTATGGAGTGTCAGATCATCAGAGGGCTTACTCAGCAGGAAGAATCCATGTACTTTGTCAAGCTGAATGACAGCTCAATTCCGTTACAGTATGCTGACAAAGCAAAGGGGCTTTTCTACGCAGAAGATGAAACCATGACAACTCTTGCTAATCTGTGCAAGAAGAATGGCGTTGAACTTGGCATTACCGAAGATAAGAGAGCAACTGCCGACAGCAGAATAACCGCTATTAAGGCTCTTGTGATTACATACAATAAGATCGGGGAAGATAAGACTGACCGTCTTATCAGACTTCTTAATGATACATGGGACGGCGCATATTCAGCGTTTAGACAAGAAATGATTAAGGCAGTTGGATATATTCTTAATCTGTACAGCAGAGAACTTGACGATAATAAGTTCATCAAGAAGTTATCCAAGGTAGATCCCGCTGACCTTATCAGAATGGCTAAGTCTGACCGTATTACAACAGCAAAGACGGAAGCTAAAATTGCCCGTATCATGGTGAATAACTATTATAATAAGGGTAAGGGTGCAACACCGCTGGAATATAAGTTTAATTTCTAATTTGACGGAGGACGCATAATGAAACTTGACACATTCATAAATCTCAACCGTAGCACAGCTATAACTATTTCTATGAACAAGATTGCTCTCACATCAAACGTTCATGTCAAGGACATTGAAAAAGGTAAAACTATCACTGGAGAAATTGACGATAACTCTATTATTCTGGTAAAGCATTTGACTGTTCCAAGAGAAGATGGCGCAGAATATACGCTTGTAACTGGTTGGAAAACATACATGATAGCCAAAAACAAGGGCATTTCAGAAATCAAAGCTATTGTAGTGCCATATACTCGCAGTAAGTTCAATTATTATCTTAGCAAGAAGCCTGTTGGAGTGATTGACTTTAACGTTATTACTCCACCGTCAGAGCGTTGTACAAAGCCTAATCCTGTAAAGATAGAATGGGTTAAGAAACAGTGCAATCTCCTTGGAGGGCATACCATTGACAGCCCTGTTAGTATCAAGATTGATAAAAACGGCGTTGTGAAGATTACAGACGGATACATACGCTATCTGGTTGCAAAGGAGCTTGGAATAACTATGTTGCCGTTTACGGTGATAAAGACTAATTCATAATACAAGACGAAATACAATGCAAAGGCAGAAAGGATAATAAAATGACTATAGTACAGACTCAGGCAAGGCACAATATTCAGAGAACCGATAGAAAGGAGGCAAACTTTGCAACTGCTCACCCGATCATAAACGATTTATGGATTACCTTAATTAGAGTACTTCCCTACATTGTAGCTATCTATATCGGAATTACATTCAGGACAGTTATTATGACTTGCAAGGGATATGACTACTCCATCAACGGAATGGATTTGCTGAACGCTGTTCTATGCGTTATGGTAGTTATTACAGTCAAGTTTATTCGGAAGTTATCTAAGTTATCTAAGTAGTACAGAAAGGTGTGAAATACAACTATGGAAATGGTTAAAAGCAAAGCCCAGGAAATTATTGATTATACTGTATTCCGAGATAGAGATATTCCTCTGGGAGAAATCGAAATTCCTGAATACAAACATAGAATACCCAATAAATCTGCATTCCCCTATTGTAAGATATCCAATAAGTATCTGGGTCAGACTATTGTTCTTTCGCATAGGAATGATCGATATTATGTTATTGACGGAGCTAAAATAATCGCTTCTTTTAAGAATAGAATGCCGAAAGATACATTAATTAACTGCTTTGTTGCAAGTAATAACTCTATCGCTGATGAGATACAGCTTTTAGAAGCATTACATTATCGGAGGTAGAAATCTGCTCCAAAAGTGATACACAATATATAGATTTGTTCATAAATATTATTTTTATGAATTTGCCTCTTGACAAACGTTCTAATAAGTGATATACTATGAACACAAGGAATTTCAAGCACTATATATTGTGGTCATCGGATTGGAATATACCATAACGGTCATGACACAATAGGTAATTATATCAACAGAAAGGACGATTCCAATGGTTAAAAGGTTTCAAAGCAAAATCGCAGAGAGGTTGAATGACCCAAGGTTTACCAAGATTTACGGAACGAATTTGTCTCCGGAGCAAATCAAGATGTGGGATATGCATGACATGACGTTAGAACTAAGCAATTTTCTCAAGCAGTATAACGGCTATGATATCGTGACCAAGTTCAATGACAGTGATGATGAATACGAGGATTTGTGTATAGGAAAGGTTCTTGATTCAGGCGATAATGTGCGGATATACCGTGACTTTTTTACAGAATATCCGTCATTAACTCATAACCGAATACCTGGTGGGACGGTGCATGTCTTAAAAGACCTAGAATATCCTGAACCAGATGTAGTAAAGATAATCCGGGAAGATGGCGAAATCTACATAAAAGGGTTGTGGAATGAACACAGAGCAAAAACTTTTCAAACTGTGGATATCGTTCCTAAAGATATTCTTGGATATGGTCGGAAAGAATTTATAGACGAGATATGGTCAAAAAATATTGATGGTAAAGAATATTTCGTTATAGATTTTTTCAGAGCCAAGAAACATAAATCGGGATTGATTGATACAATCAGATATGCTTTGCGTATGGACAAGTATTCAGAAATCACAAAGACTATGTTTATTCGCAAGACTGACAATCCGGGAGAGTATGAGGTCGGAGTATGGGACATTGAAGAGGGGTGTCCTTTACCGGATAGAAAATAAATTTAAAAAAAATAGTGTCTCCCCTCTTGACAAAATAACTGTAGTGTGTTATAATCAAAATTAGAAATTCGTTATACAATATTGCGTTGCAAACTAAGGTAACACACAAGCAAGGAGGAATTTATATGTTTAAGAAGTGTGATACTTTTACTCGTGAAATCAAGAGAGGTGACATTTATTATGCAGACCTGCCTTATGATGACGGTCACGTTCAGGGTGGCATTCGTCCGGTTCTTGTAATCCAGAATGATATTGGGAACAAATATAGTCCTACTGTAATAGTAGCTCCTTTAACTACAAAAGAAAAGAAGCCTCTCCCCACTCATACTGTAATCACAGCGAGAACCAAAAGTGTTTGCCTTTGCGAACAGCAGACAACGATTGACAAAAGTCGATTAAAGGAATATGTTACTAGTACTACTGAAGCTGAAATGCATAAAGTAGATATAGCCTTGGCTGTTTCTATCGGACTGGGCAAAATCCTTGATATGTTCAAAGGTGGTTGTGATAAGGAGGTATCTCCGTGCTATTAAGTGAATATTCTCATGAGCAAGACATAAGCAATTATAAATCATGGATTGAAGCAAACAAATCCCTTGAATCCTTTTTATATCCCTTTGAAGATTATTTAATGGATTTTGATTTGCCTTTGTGCCGATATACAGTCCCTGATTGGGAGTCTTGTTTCCAAAAGATGAATGTTGCTACAAATAATATCTCTCCTGTTAAAAGAAGAATTAAGCAGTTTTTATTAGGCAATAATTACCCAGAAAACGTTGTTCATAATCTGGAAAACGCTAAACAATGTGGGGGGACTAATTATTTCCTTAATGTTGAGCAAGTCAGAAACGCATTTAATGATTATCGAAAATCTAAAATAGGAACTTCCATACTCACTCTTTATGGATACGATGTCTTAACTCCTGTCGAATTGGGCGTATATTTAATCTGGATGGGGTTTAATCCATCAGAAATTATACAGATTAAACGGTCTGATATTAATATTTCTAAAGGAATTGTTTTATTTAATGATAAGACTGCTAAAATTCCTGAAGTGGTCAAAGAATATTTTGAGAAATATTATGATGCCTCTGGTTATTGGTGGGAGAATGGACGTTCAGACCATCTGCAATGGGTAGAATACAATCGAGAGGGCAATGTGTTTTTGTGTCAAAGGAGAGGTTCTTATAAGGAAGAGTCTCTTATCCGATTGATAAATAACGCTGGTTTTTCTATTGCCCATTTATGGCGGTCAGGCAAACTATATAATGCTTGGGAAAGGTTTAATGTTTTAGGTTCTAAGGCATTGGATTGGAATAATTACGAAAGCATAGGGTTATTTTTCGATTTTGGTAGTTCTTATGCTGTTACAACTTTATTGCAGGCTTTGACCTTAAAATATGATTGGGAACGTTATTGTTTACAGCAGGAAGATTTTTTGAATAATGGCAATGTCAATGGTGGAAGAAAATTAAGAAAAACAAAAAAATAAAATAATTTGAAAAACCCTATTGACAAATTCTAAAAAATAGTGTATTATATATACACAAGGTTAATTCCGAAATCAATCAAACAGCTTTGGAATGAGCCTACACAAAAAATTCGGACGGTTTCGACCGTTTGAATTTTAAGATTTTATCGTTCGTTACACAATATAAAAACAGTACAAAATCAAAATATTAACGAATGATAAAGCAAGATATGTACCCGTAGCTCAGTTGGTAGAGCACGTGACCTTTAATCACGGTGTCGTGGATTCGAGTTCCACCGGGTACACCAAAAGCTAGGTGAGCTACAAGGTAACTTGGCACTCCACACCTAGCTAATATGCAGACAAAGGGTTACACAATCGTAGATTGATGTTGTATGTTCGATTCGTACAGTCTGCTCCAGTGGTTCTTAGTGTTCCTCAGTTGTCTGCTAGTAAAGATACTGCTTTCAAACTTGTACAAGTACTGGCTCGTACTAACACCCTCGGTGCGTACCTTTTTGTTTGGAATAAAAGATTACTAAGAACAACGCAGAGATAACTTCAACACAAAGAGTGCGTTAAGCTCTTTATATATTTGGGTGTCGCCAAGCGGTAAGGCAAGGGACTTTGACTCCCTCATTCCACTGGTTCAAATCCAGTCACCCAATCCAATAACCATTCCATAAGTGCTAGTTAGCGCACTCCTTTCTGTTTAGTGTTTATGGTGTAAACCTCGCTCCTGTCGGGAGATAGTGGCGAGGAAAGTGGCAAACAAGTTTCAAACCTCCTTGTGGTGTTTGCTGGGAATATCTGATGTGAAGTAAAACACAGATAGCTGATTGGAACAAAGGACACAATAATTATTACATAGTAGAAAGGCAGTTATATGATTAAGGAAACAATGAATTTACATAAGGCGTTATCAGAACTGAAAATTCTCAATGATAGAATTTCAGACAAGATTTCTAATTGCACTTTTTGTGGAACAATGAAGTCTGGCAGTAAGACGATTCTCGGAAAGACTGTTGATGAGTTTAAGACTAATGTTCAGAGTGATTATGATAGTGTCAATACACTTATCAATCGCAGAAATGCCATCAAGAGAGCAGTAAGCAAGTCTAATTCCTCTACTTCAGTTACAATCAACGGTAAGGATTATGTCGTTGCTGAAGCCATTGAAATGAAGAACTGGGGAATGGATTACTATAAGGATTTGCTTAGAAATCTTCGTAGCCAGTATGCAAATGCAGTAAACAAGATGGAAACTGAAAATGCAAAGGCTGATATGGCTGCTACCGATTACGCTAAGAATGGTACTAATTCTGATAAGACCACCCTGACAGCAGAAGCGTTAAAGGAAATGGAAAATCTTCGCAAGTCTTATTACGACAGCCACAAGACTGAAATTGTTGACCCTCTTAAACTTTCTGATAAAATCAAGGAGCTTGAAGAAATGATTTCAGCGTTTACTTCGGAAGTAGATAGCGTTCTTGCAGTTTCAAACGCAAATACGCTCATCGAAATTGAGTATTAAAACTTGAAGGTCTTTTAAAATAAAATAAATCGCCATTATACTGAAAATTCTAAAAATTACATCTCTCTTATACAGAGTAATAGTATAAAAAAAGATGCTGAGAAGCAAATTACATATTATCGTCAAATGTTAAAGATGATTATAATGCTAATTTTAAGACTTGAAATCTTAGAATTTAGAATTGGTTAAATTTTATTTGATGGAAATAGTAACGCTTAGTCAGTAAACAATAACGAATAATCGTTAAACAGTATCTTGTTCAAAGAATATTCAGTATCATCAATAATGCTTATCTAGTATAAAATCCTTGATAAAAGGTTTGTGCGTATGTAATGTGGCACTGAATGAACCTCAAGGCTAGTATAATGGTGATTTTATATATGTCACAGTGTCGGAATTGGTATACGAGACAGTCTCAAAAACTGTTGTAGAAATGCGTGTGAGTTCAAATCTCACCTGTGACACCAGCCCGAAAGGGCAAATATTTATCATTTATATTCCTTTGTTTCCCTTAGATTTTAGTCAGGTTTAAGGGAAACAAAAATGCTGATGTGGTGGAATTGGTATACACAAAGGATTTAAAATCCTTCGCTTTAAGCATACGAGTTCAAATCTCGTCATCAGCACCAAATAGCAGGTATCCAATCAAAAGGAATATTGTAAGACTAAGCGACCGGAAAAGCTGAGCCCACTATAAGGGTGTCAAACAATATTAAAAAGATGGTCAATTAGGGTGAGAAATCCCGTTTATCTGATATGGTTGTACAGCTATAGAGGGACATCTCGAATAGGTGAAATACCTATTCCCTGCTATGTACGGTGGGTTGGTCAAGAGGTTAAGACATCGCCCTTTCACGGCGAAGACAGGGATTCGATTTCCCTACCCATCACCAAATAAAAGCAAATGTTCAAGTGAGCATAGAGTATTTGCTGACTACATATCGAATATATGAATCTTGCCATTCATATACCTCCGTTTCGCTCCTTTCATATGCTTGGAAGTCATACATCGGGTATGACGGTTTTGCAGTTGGGTAGTGGTTCTGTAAAACAAAATCTGTTAATACTGTGTTCCTTTGGTCTGAATTTTCATTGTGAAGAAAAACCTTGAAATCGCCAAAGGAATAATTTTCAGATAAAACAAATTGGTAAAATGTGAATGTAAAATATCACAGTGAAAGGTGGTTAAAATGTCAGAAGCAAATACAAGTATTCAAATCTTTAGCAATAAAGATTTCGGAGAAATCAGAACATTAAAAATTGATGGAGAACCATGGTTTGTTGGCAAAGATATGGCTGATAAACTTGGATATTCTAACGCAAGCAAGGCGGTTTGTGCTCATGTTGATGAGGAAGATAAACGTTTTGAAATGCTGAATATAGCAGATTCCCAAAATGGGAATGTGCCTATAGGACAGACAAAAACAGCACTTATCAACGAATCTGGTCTTTATAGTCTTATCCTTTCTAGTAAACTTCCGACAGCAAAACAGTTCAAGCATTGGATAACATCGGAAGTTCTCCCCACAATACGCAAGACAGGTGGTTATGTTGCAAATGAAAATAATTTCATAGAAACATATCTTCCCTTTGCAGATGAAAATACAAAGTCACTTTTCAGATTAACTCTTGAAACGGTAAGACAACAGAATGAACTAATTCAGAAGCAGTCTGAAAAGATTGAACAAGACAAACCTCTCGTAGAGTTTGCAGACCATGTGTCAAATACAACTAATCTGCTTGATATTGGTGAGCTTGCGAAGTTAGCAAAGAAAGAAAATGTCAACATTGGCAGAACACGATTGTTTGAGTGGCTGAGGGATAATGATTATCTGATGAGTTCAACCGGACATAAGAATCAACCTTATCAGAAGTACATAGAACAAGGGCTATTCAAGCTAAGAGAATATACATATACAACGCCTTATGGTGAACAAGCAGGATTAAAAACTTATGTCACTGGCAAGGGACAGATTTATTTCATCGAAAAGTTGAGACAGATTTTTGGGAATAAACAAATCGTTAGCAATGTATAGGAGGTTTAGCATGAACTCTCAAGAACTTTCAATGCTCTATTATAGCTTGACTACAATTCCACCTTTAGCAGATACCGAGGATAGCTACTTCTCTGATAAGCACATGATGAATAATCGAGAATTGTGTGGACAAGTTCAAGGGTATGTAGCAGAAATACATAAAGCATTTAATCCTAATATATCTGCCACTTTAAAAGTTTCTCCCTTGAATAAGAATGGAGCAAAGTTTACGCTTCGATATACAAACTCAAACAAGGGCTATACCGGGAATGTGTATGCTATTGCAGGGAAAAATAATATCATTGCAAAGATAATTGATATTTTCCAGAATGGCGCACAGACACTTACATAAAACACACTAATATTCGCTAAAATATTTAGCAGAAAGGGATATTACAATGAAAGAAATGGTGTATCGTCCTTTAAGAGAACATATAAGCAATCAGCAGTAAAAGCTGTTTATATAGATTTTACCCTATTCCCTGTTGAGTGGTTGTTGTATAAATTGCAATAACCACTTGGCATTTACATAAAAAGTACATGATAAAGGTCAAAAATAACGAAAATTCAATTTACAATGAAATTTGGTTTTTATTGTAAAAATTGCCTCGACAAATGGCTTAATAGAGCCATTTGTCGAGGCATGAGTTGAATGTTTTTCGTGGAAAGGAGGACTTTGTTATTATGAGCGATGAAAATCAGAAAATTGCCAAATACATATCTGACGGACATAAAATTTTAGACGAAAAGTATTGGAATGATTGGGATAGGTGTGTTCCCATTCGAGTAAATGATATTTATGGTGGTATGGAGCTTGGGTGTTGCTTAGATATTATAGAAGAATTAAACAATAATTGTACTATGGATTTTGCAAAGATGATTATCGAAAATCAGGGTCATTCTGGGATGTCATTCAACCTAGTACGAGCAATGGTTAAGGCTTTTTGCAATCGTGGAGAAGAATTTTATTATTTTGTTAGTTAAATAGAAAGGATGTTACATAATTTGATGAGATTATTTATTTCTCAGCCAATGAGAGGAAAGACTGATGAACAGATTCTTGATGAGAGAAATTACGCTATCAGTCGAGTAAAGAAGATACTCGGAGATGATGTTGAAGTTATAGATTCATTCTTTAAGGACGTTCCAACAGACACTTCCCCACTCTGGTATCTTGGCGAAAGCATTAAGCTTTTAGCTACAGCAGATATTGTTTATTTCTGTGACGGTTGGGACACAGCCAGAGGTTGTAGAATTGAGCAGATGTGTGCTGCTGATTACGGGATTAATACAATGTATGATTAAAAACAGAAAAAAGAATAAATATTTTTGAAAGGAATAATGTATGGCAAAGGATAAGAATGAAGCAATTCCGCTGAAGAAGGGTAAGGCAACTTTTAATCTTGTAGGTAAGGCAAAGGTCAATGATTATACGTTTGATATTGACCATAAGTATGACAGTGGCTGGACTTCTAACATCATGAACATTGGTGTTGACTGTGGAGACGGTAATGTTGTTTATGCCGAAATGTCTGGGGGATATTTCCCTGAAGAATATAAGAAGGATAATAAAATTTATGTTCACGGCGTAAAGCAGGATGAAAACGACAAAACAGTAGATGATTGGGATAATACATTCACTATTGATTGGGATGACCGTAACGACCCGGCTATTCTTGAAACCATCGGTAAGGGTTGTTTTGTGACCGTAGGCATTGAAAAGGACGAAAAGGGCAATACATTCTACAAGGATTTTCTGACAGAGTATGATGCTGTTGAGTACCTTAGTGAACATCTTATAGATGAAACAGTTATCAATGTTAAGGGTAATATTACATATGAGACTGATGGCGAAAAGGTTTATAAGAAGAAGAAGATAACTAATATTGCACTTTCCAAGGCAGAATCGGATAAGTTTAAGGCAACATTCACACAGACTATTCTTCTCGATGACGGCAGTATCGGTAAGCCTGATAAGGAGAAGAATACGATTCCTATGTCTGTATATGTAGTTGACTATGTAGGCAAGCCTAAGATTAATGGGCAGAAGATTGAGGTTAAGCAGAATTTTGCAATCCCTGTAAATATGGAGTTTAATATCGGTGATAATCCTGAACTTGTATCTAAGCAGTTGGCAAAGTTCTTCAAGGCTAAGAAGAATGAAATCATTGAAATGACTGTAGACGGTAATCTTGTTGAGGGTGGTTCAATCGTTAATATTACTGCTGACGATATCCCCGATGATATTAAGGAACTTATTGAGCTGGGTCTTTATACCGAGGAAGAGGCTCTTGCTAAGTGTGCAGTTGGGAACACAAGTAAAGAAAAAAGAATGGTCATCACAAAGCCTTCTATTACCTATATTGGTGAAGGTGATGATAGAAAGCCTACTGTATCTCGTGATGATAAGAAGTATAAGCCTACCGACCTCCAGTTCTTTAGTGCTTATCTTGCAACACTCGACCTTGATAACTCTAGTGATAATACTGATGATAGCGCAGATAATGAAGTAGATTCTTCTGGCAATGATGAAGATGAGTTCATGAAGATGCTTGAAGACCTGTAATAAGAAAGAGAGGTAATTAAATATGGCATTCAGAACAGCAAAGGCTACAAAGATAGGCGGTAAGTTTCTTGCATATGGAGAAACAGGTTCGGGAAAGTCATGGTTTCAGCTAACTTTCCCGAATGTAGCTTGTATTGATAGTGAGGCTGGTATCGGATTTTATGAGAATAAGCCTATTACTCTTAATAATGGTAAGACATATAATAATCTGAAACTGGTTGATAACACATCAGACCTTGACACACTTGAAGAAGACCTTGATGCATTCCTTGACGGAGAATATGAAGGCAAGATTAACACACTCTCAATTGACTCTGAAACGAAGTTTTATTCTACCATGCAGATTTCAGCTCTTGAAGTAGAGGAACGCAGAGCAAGGCGTAAGGGTGGAGATATTGATGATGCTGGTATTTCCGTTAAGCAGTGGGGCAGAATTAAGCTTATCAATATGAAGTTCCAGCAGGCTAAGATTGATCTTTCTTCAAAAGGAATGCACATTGTTTCTATCGCACAGCAGGTAGAAGTTAAGGACGATAAAGGCGAAAAGGTTATTGGATATAAGCCTGATATGCATAAGAGCGTAGGTTTTGATTATGATGTTGTACTCCGTTTCTTCAAGAAGAAGAATAAGGATGGTGATGGTTGTACTTATTATGCAGAAGTAATTAAGGACAGAACAGGTGTAACTAAGGTTGGCAGTGTTATTGAAAATCCTTGTTATGATATATGGAAGGATTTCTTTGATGGCATTTCTGGACTCGATACCCTTGAGACTTCTTATCGTAATGATCTTGATAAGTCAACCGAAGATATGATTGATAAGGATGATAAGGCTGAAGCCATTGTAGCAGAATGGAAGCCTTTAATGAAGTCAATCACAGATAATGGCAACACCTCGGCTGTAAAGCAGATAAACGCATTTATAAAGGAAAAGGGTCTTAATATTAAGAATATGACAGCAGAAAGTCCGGAAATACTCGCTGAACTTCTTGACCTTACAAAGTCACTTTCATAATCAAGATATCAATGTAGTAATAAAGGCAGAATAAATATGTTCTGCCCTTTTATGGTATTAAGGATATTAAGGTGGTGGATACATGATAAAAATGACTGAAAAAGAAAAGCATGATTGGTATGATTTATGTGATTATATCAAATATGAAATTCTTGAATACTCGCCAGAAATGAAAATCCCACAAACTTTGGCGCTCAGGCTTAAAGGTTTAGCGCAAGGAAATTTTATGGCGAATAAATATATCAAACCAAATGCTTCTTATACATATGAACAGATTTTAATTACTTGTAAAGTATGCAAGCCCAAGATCAAGAATTATTTTTCAAAAAATTTTGCGAAAATAAATGGAGAGACCCATAAAATCAATCTTATAATGAAATTCCTTGAACAGGAAATAAATGATGTCGTGTTAAAAATACAGCAAAAAGAACAGATTGATACAGAAATTTCAAGAATGTCATTTGAAAATCATACAGAAGATAAGGCTGATTATAAAACAGGAACAACGAGTGCAAAGGATAAATTTGATGAGTTATGGTGAATAGAGGAAAATCTGATAAGACAAAGCTGACACCTTTTCAGGAAGAACAGTTAAAGGTAGCAAAAAAGGTAAAGGAATATAAATTATCCTGCGAAGCTAACGTTGTTTCAATATTTTATAAACAGCCTGATTTATTATTTGATTATGAGTTAAAACTGGAAGATATTTCAGAGAACGCTTGGCGAGTATATTTCCAAATTGCACATGACGTAGTCGTAAAGGAAAGAAAGCCGTCACTTGATGAATTAACAGTAGGATTTTATCTTGAAAAGCACAGCAAACTCAAAGAAAAATATGATGAATATGGTGGTTGGCAAAAGATAATTGATGCTACTGCCTATGTCAATCCTAATAATATATCAGGGTATGTTAAGGATTTGAATAAGTGGAACGTAGTCTTAAAACTAATTAAGTATGGCTTCCCTGTTGCGGATAAATTATCTGATTATTCGGATATGTCCGCTGATGAGATATATTCCGAACTTGAAACACTTCTTAATCACACTTTTATAAATATTGATGGTGATATCAGTACATACTCTCTTGACTATAAAATAGATGAATTGTTAGAAAATCTGAATGAAGGTCAGGCAATAGGTCTTCCCTATTATAATATGCCAATGCTTACTGCTGAAACAGGCGGTCAGTTGCATGGAAATATCACTCTTGTAGGTGGTCTTTCCAATGTAGGAAAATCAACCTTTGCAAGAAGCTCTACTCTCCCTAGTATCATTGAAAATAAAGAAAAAATCGTCATTATGGTCAATGAGGACGGATTGAGCAAATGGCAGAGAGAAATGATTGTCTGGTGTGCCAACAATATCTTTAAGGAAGATTTGCAGAAGTTTGTTTTAAGAAACGGCAAATATACTGATGATGTATGGGTATTACTAAAAAAGTGTTCAGCATGGATAAAAGAAATATCCCAAAATCATACGATTACGATAATCCCGTTCCAGAGATACAAGACTGATTCAGCAATCAAGATAATCAAGAAATATGCCGGAATGGGCGTTAAGTATTTTATGCTTGATACCTTTAAGGCTGATGCTGGAAGTAAAGTCTTTGAAAGCTCGGCTAATGCAATGGCGATGTCACAGGCAATGGTTGATATTCAGGATACAGTCAAGGAAGCAAATAAAGATGTTCATATATTGATTACTTTTCAGTTGGCAAAGGGGTCGGCAAAACAGCGATATTACACGCAGGATAATACAGGTATAGCAAAGAATATAACCGATGTTGCAAGCACAAATATTATGATAAGAGATTTATTTGACGATGAAAAAGCCGGTGGTAAAAATACACTAAAGGTCTTTCGCCTTGAAGGAAAGAATGGTAAGAGTAAAATTTCCGTTCAGTTAAGTCCGGATAAACATTATCAGATAATTTTTATTGTAAAAAACCGTGAGGGTTCAGCAAATCAATTTCAGATCGTTGTTGAGCATGATATGTCAAGAAATATTATGAAAGAAGTCGGTATTACTTATGTAACACAAGATTTCTGATAAGGGGTGAGATTTTGTGAATGCAAATGAATTAAAGGAATACATAATCAATAATAACAAAATTTCGCTCATCTTAGAAAAAGTGGGCTGTCATAGTATTAAGGAATATAAATCTGAATACCGAGCAGCCCTCCCAGAAAAGAAGAATCCGACTGCTGTAACAGTAAAAAAGGAAAATCTTTTTACAGCAGTTAATTCTTCTGATTTGAACTTTACTGGAGATATTTTTGTTTTAGTAATGGAACTGAACAAAATAACTTTCGGTAAAGCAAATAAATTAGTCCATGAATATCTTGGGTTAAATTACTCGTTTAAGGCAAATAAAAAAGAAACCAACACTCCTGATGTTCTTGATGTGTTTAAGAAAATTAAAAGAACATCGTGTATTGTAAATAAAGACGTTGAAATCTATGATGACAATATCTTAAAAGAATACACTCCCCTGCCCTATATTTCATGGGTAAGAGAGGGTATAATGCCTTTTGCCTGCAAGAGGTTTAATATTGGATATTCTTACGATAAAAAAAGGATTATTATTCCGTGGAGATACTGGTGTGGAAGTGATAATCAGTATGTAGGAATAGTCGGCAGGACTACAGTCCCAAATTATCAAGACTTTGATATCCCAAAATATTTTGGAATTAAGCCTTTTGCAAAAGGCATGGACGTTTATGGACTTTATGAAAATTATAAAACAATTCAAGAAAAAGGTTATGCAGTCTTATTTGAAAGTGAGAAATCAACCTTAAAACGATATAGCCGAAAAGACGGAACGGGAGTGTCAATAGGCTCACATACTCTATCAGATGAACAAGTTAAAATTCTTATTGGTCTGAATGTAGATATTGTTATAGCCCTTGACAAAGATGTAAGTCAGAATGAAGTAAGAAAAGAGTGTGAAAAATTCTATGGCATAAGGAATATTTATTATATTTATGATAAATGGGATATCCTCGGAGAAAAAGAAAGCCCTGCCGACAGACCTAATAAACAATATGAGTTCATGCTTAAATATAAAATCAAGTATGACGAAAATGAACATAAGGAGTTGATAAAATGGGTAGAAGAAAAACAGAAAAAGAATATATAGGAAAGATTTATGAAAATAAATATGGAACTTTATTCAAGATTGTTTCATACACAAATTATCAAAATGTGGATTGTTTAGACATTACACATAACATAATACTTAAAAATGTTGGTGTGGGAAATTTAGTAAAAGGACATATAATATCTCCGTTAGATAAATCTCTATATAATGTTGGTTATATTGGAATTGGGAAATACAGACAAAAAGATAATAAAAAATGTTATACAACATGGGATAATATTATTTGTCGTGGCTATTCAAAAGAATATAAAACAAAATATAGCACTTATGAAAAACGTAGTGTATGCGAAGAATGGCATAATTATCAAAATTTTGCTGAATGGTTTTGCAAAAATTATTATGAAATTGCTCAAGAAAGAATGGAAATAGATAAAGATATACTTGTTAAAAATAATAAAATCTATAGTCCAGATACTTGTGTCTTTGTTCCAAGAAGGATAAATAGTTTGCTTATTAAAAACGATAAAGTTAGAGGTAAATATCCTATTGGTGTAGATTTTCATAATAAAAAATTTAGAGCAAGATGTATGACATTGAATGGAAGTATATATTTGGGACATTTTAATACAGAAATTGAAGCTTTTGAAAAATATAAAAAATTTAAAGAAGAATATATAAAACAAGTTGCAGATTTGTATAAAAACGTAATACCAAAAAAATTATATCTCGCATTGTATAATTATCAAATAGAAATGGAGGATTAACGAAATGAGAAAAACTCCTAAAGAAATAAATGAAATATGTAAAAAATTTCATACGAACATATTATGGTCATGGTCAAGATATAACATATTTAAGACAGACCCTTATTCATACTTTCTAAAGTATATCAAGGGAGAAAAGGAAGATAGACGAGACTCTATTTATTGCGTATCAGGTGGGTATTGCCATGATATCCTTGAAAAATATTATAATGGAGAAATTCAGCAGTCTGATATGATAAATGAATATGAGGACAGCCTTTTCACAATGAATTTAGCAGAATATAAATACGATCGTAGTGATGAAGATAAAAACTCTGCTATTGCTGAAAAGTATGAAAGTTGCATTAAGCATTTCTTCAGGAATCATATCAAGCCGGATAATCTTAAAATGTTACTTGAAATGTTCTGCGTTATCAAAGTAACGGACGATATTATTTTTCAGGGATACATAGATAATTGTGGAATGTATAAAGATGAGAATGGCGAGAAAAGAATCGTAATAACCGATTACAAGACATCTACAATTTATAAAGGTGAAAAACTTGAAAAAGAAAGCGGACAGTTATATCTGTATGCAGAGGGCATAAGACAGAGGACTAATCTTCCATTAGACCATATTTCAATCAGGTATCTTTTTTTGAAGTATGTTAATGTAAAGTGTTTACAAGCAAACGGCACTTGGAAGGAACGTCAGATAGAAAGAAATCAGATAGGCAGTAAGTTATATACTACAGCAAAAATGTGGTTGGGTAAGCTCGGATATGGCGATGGAGAATTTATAAAAGACAATTATCTTGATGAAATGCTCATGCTTAATTCTATTGATAATCTTCCTGATGATGTAAAGGATAAAATGATAATAAGTGATTGTTATGTTTATCTTCCTTTGACACAAGAAAATATTGATAATCTAAAATCTGATATTATTGATACTATCAATGAAATAAATTCTAAAACACAAGAATATAAGGAAACGAATGATGACCATATATTCTGGAGCGATATCAGTGAAAAGAATGAGTATTATTATGCTGTTCTTTCCGGGTATTCAAGAGCATTACATAAGCCCTACAACGAATATCTTGAAAACAAGGAAATGTTTCAGAATAAAGATGACGAAGATGAATTAACACAGGAATTAAAAGATTTGGGATTGATATAAGGTGATATAAATGCAGAACTATCATAGACATTCTTCTTATAGCAATATTTATATTGCAGATAGTGCAGTAATGAATGAAGATTATGCAAAAAGAGCAGTAGAAGTAGGTCATAAAATAATATCAAGTGTTGAACACGGTTGGCAGGGATATTATTATCAGACATTTGAACTTGCAAAAAAATACAATTTAAAGTTTGTATTTGGTGCAGAAGCGTATTGGGTAAAAGATCGGACTGAAAAAGATAAGACAAATTGCCATATAATTATTCTTGCCAAAAACGAAAATGGCAGAAGAGCAATTAACGAAGTCCTATCTGAAGCTAACGAAACAGGATATTATTTTAGACCTCGCCTTGATTTAGACTTACTTCTGTCTTTACCGCCTAAAGATGTATTTGTCACAACAGCTTGTATAGCCTTTTGGAAGTATGATGACATTGAAGAAATTGTATTAAAATTAAAAGAACACTTTCAGAATAATTTAATGCTTGAAATCCAGTATCACAATACACCGCAACAAATTGCCTTAAATAAAAAGATAAAGAAAATTGCTTATAATAATGATATTCAAATGATTGTGGGACTTGATAGCCATTATATCTATCCTGAACAGTCGGGAGATAGACAAAATCTGCTTGAAGCTAATAAAGTCTTTTATGAGGATGAAGAAGGCTGGTATATGGATTATCCTGATGACAATACAATAATGCAGAGATTTCTTGGACAAGGTGTTTTTACAAAAGAAGAGATTCAAACTGCTATGGATAATACCGATATTTGTCTAACTTTTGATGATATAATTTTGACTGATGATATAAAATTGCCTACAATATATCCAGATAAAACACAGGAAGAACGCAACAAACTTTATACAAAACTTATTGCTTCAAAACTTAAAGAATATATAAAAGATTTTTCAGTTGAAGAAAAGAAAAAGTATATCACAAGCGTTCAGCAAGAAGTTGATGTTTATAAAAAAACAAAAATGGTGGACTATCCTTTGATAGATTATCAGATAGTAAAAAGAGCTATTGAAAAAGGTGGGCTTATTACAGATACAGGAAGAGGTTCTGGAGTTGGCTATTTTACAAATACTCTTTGTGGATTTAGTAAAGTAGATAGATTTAAGTCCCCTATAAAACTTTATCCTGAAAGATTTATTTCTGAAAGCCGTATTCTTGAAACGAGATCACTTCCCGATCTTGACCTAAATTGTGGCAATCCTGAAATATTTGCGGAAGCGCAAGAAGAAATTCTCGGTAAAGGTCACGCATACCCTATGATTGCTTTTGGAACTTTGAAAAAGAAAGCTGCTTTTAAGATGTATTCAAGAGCAATGAATATGGAAGCTGAATTAGCAAATAACATTTCCAAGCAAATTGGAGATTATGAGGAAGCATACAAAAATGCTGACGATGAAGATAAGGATATGATTGATATTTATGATTATGTAGATAAAAATTATCATAATTATCTTGACCAAAGCAAAAAATATTGGGGAATTATTTCAGATAAAAAGAAAGCACCTTGCGCATATTTATTATATCAAGGAGATATTCGTTCTGAAGTAGGACTTATAAAGTGTAAAAGTGATACTACAAAGAAAGAATATATAACCACTGTAATTGATGGTGCAATAGCTGAAAAATATAAATTTCTCAAAAATGACCTGCTTAAAGTAGATGTAGTTTTATTAATAAATAATCTTTACAAAAGAATAGGTATTAAACATCATACTGTGAATGAACTTACCGAGCTTGTAAAAAATGATGAAAAGGTATGGAATATTTATTCATCGGGCTTGACGATTGGAATAAATCAGTGTGAAAAACAATCTACTACTAAAAAAGCAATGAAATTCAAGCCCCAGAATATATCTGAGTTAGCAGCTTTTATTGCAGCGATACGTCCAGCTTTTAAATCAATGTATTCAAAATTTGAAACAAGAGAGCATTTTGAATATGGAATTAAAGCATTTGATAATATTTTGCAGACACCTGAATTTCCACAATCGTTTATTCTTTATCAGGAACAGACAATGAATACATTAAACTATGCAGGATTTCCTCTTGATGAATGTTATGGAATTATCAAAGCTATCGCAAAAAAGCATCCTGAAAAGGTTAAGCCTTTAAAAAGCAGGTTTATAGATGGATTTAAGGCAAGAATTATTGCAGATGATAAAGTTGATGAAATTACTGCTATGGAAATGAGCAATAAAGTATGGCAAATCATTTCAGATTCTTGCGGATATGGATTTAATTCGGCTCATGCTTATTGTATGGCATTAGATTCTCTTTATTGTGCTTATCTTAAAGCACATTATCCTTATGAATTTTATGAAGTTCTTTTGCAACATTATTCCGATAAAGGAAATAAAGATAAAGTAATGTTGCTGAAACAAGAAATGCGTGAAGGATTTAAGATTGAAGAGGGGAAATATAAGTTTGGAGAGGATAATAGACGATTTAAAGCAGATCAGAACAGTCATTGTATCTATCCCTCATTGTTATCAATTAAAGGATTGAGCCAAAAGGTAGCAGATGAACTATATACAATAAGTCAGATGAAATTTAATAATTTCTATGATATATGGAAAGCATTAAAAAAATCATCTGTTATAAATAAAGGTCATATTGAAATCTTGGCAAAAATCAATTATTTCTCTGATTTTGGCAACAATGAAAAAATACTCAAGTTTATTGAAATGACTGATAATTTATATGAAAGAACACAGTTTGATAAAAATTGTGTCTCCCCTGAAATAACTGAAATAATAAGAAATCATTCCAAGGAAACGGAAAAGCAATATAGAGAATTTGATTATGATACAGCATTATATGAGTGTTGGGATTCTTTGGCTAACCTAAAAAGTTCTCTCATAAAAACTATTCAATATCAAAAAGAATACCTCGGTTATATCAGTTACATTAATCCTAAAGCCCCGGATAGTTTGTATTACGTTTCAGAGATGAAAATTTATAAGGATAAATGTAAACCATATGTTACGTTATATCAATTGAAAACAGGCAAAATAATTAAATCAAAGGTGTATAAAGGCGATGAATATGCAATATCTCCATTCAAAGAAAATAGTATATTGAACATTTGGCTTGATGATAAATGCAAGAGTAAACTTGTAAATGGCAAATGGGTAAAAACAAATGAGAAAGAGAAGGTGATGTCCCATTGGGAAATAGTAAAGAATTAGCCAAAATAATTGAGTTCAAAGCTACTCCTGTGAGATGCTTGTTTAATTCTGAAAATTTCAAGATTTATGGTTGCACGGTTAACAGCTTCAAATATCCCAATGTTAAAATAAATTCTTTCAATAATGCCACAATTAAAGGTGATATTCAAGAATTAAATCTTGATTGTGAATATTGGGTTAAAGCCGAAGAAACACAGGATAAATATGGAATAAGTTATAAAATCATAAATATCAAAAGTGAAAAACCTGCTTCAATAGAAAGCAGCCGTGCTTTTCTTAATGAAATTCTTACATATCAGCAGGCTACAACTTTGTTGTCAGTTTATCCAGATATCATTGATAGAATAATCAACAACAGGCTTCAAGATGTAGATTTAAACAAGACAAAGGGAATTAAAGAAACCACATTTGCAAAAATTAAGATAAAAGTAATTGAAAATTTCAAATTAGCTGAATTGGTAGAAGAATTTTCTGGTGTATTCAGTTTTTCAGTTATTAAGAAACTTTATCAAGCATATCCATCTATCGAAAAAATCAGAGAAAATCTGCATAAACAGCCATATAAATGCTTGTGTAAGTTAGGTGGAATTGGTTTCAAGACTGCTGATGAATTGCTATTGAAAGTCGATGCAGTATCAAAGGAACGTATCAAAAATGGCGAGAAACCAATTATTGATTTTGGTTTTGACCTGGTATCATCTTATCAGCGTATGGAAGCCTGTGCCTTATATATTCTTGATGAGAATGAAACCAGTGGCAATACATATATGGATAGCAAGGAATTTATCAAGACTTGTAGTGAATACGTCCCCGAAGCAAAACATCACTTAAAAGAAATTATGAAAAAGTCCTTTGCTTTTGATTTAAGTAATGATATCTTTTGTGATGTTAAACACTCTCGTGTTTCAAAGACTAAAACTTATAGTGTTGAAAACGAAATTGCCGAGATATTAAAAAATGGCTTAAAAGTAAATAATAAATGGAATATTTCTCATTCAGATATAGAAAAATATCGCCAAATAAATGGAGATACTTCTTTGACAGATGAACAAATGCAAACAATATATAACGTTTGTAAAAATCCTATCACTATTTTACAGGGTTTCGCCGGGACAGGTAAATCAATGTCTGTGCTGGCTTTAATCAATCTGTTAAATGATTTGAAAAAATCAGCTTTACTTCTTGCTCCTACAGGCAGAGCTTCAAAGGTGTTACAAAAATATACCAATCACCCAGCTAGTACAATTCATCGTGGACTGCATTTTATACCTCATAATGAATGGGGATTTGATGAAAAGAATAAATTACCTTATGATATTGTTATTCTCGATGAGTCCTCAATGGTTGATGTTTATTTATTCAAGCATTTACTTGATGCAATAGACTTTAATAGGACAAAATTGTTGATAATCGGTGATAATGCTCAGATACCGTCTGTATCGTGTGGCAATGTATTGCATGACCTTTTAAATAGTAACGTAATACCGACAGTTTATCTTACAAGGGTATTCCGATATGGTGAAGGCGGATTAAGTACAGTTGCAACGGATATAAGGCAAGGTAAAATGACTTTTGAAAATAAAACCAATGTTCAAGCAATAGGTGATGATAATGGTTGTGTTTTTGCACAAATGCCACCTGAAAGAGCTGTAGATTATATTATTAAAGCATATCAAAAGTTATTAAATAATGGCGTTCCTTTGAAAGATATCATGTTTGTGGTTGCTCAAAATAAGGGTAAATATGGAACACAAATCATTAATAATCAAATCCAAAAGGCAATAAATCCAAATGCTGAACAAAAGATAATAAGTGGAGATACGGAATATAGAATTGGAGATCCGGTTATTCAATGCACAAATGACTATAATTCACAAATTTATTCAGATGAAGAAGAAATGAGTGATGATAAAGTGGCATTTATTTCTAATGGTGATATCGGTATTGTTTCAAAGATAATGAACAATGGCATGGTAGTTGATTTTGATGATTTTAGAATTTATATCCCCAGAGAAAAATTTATCAATATCAAATTGGCTTATGCTATTTCCATACACAAATCTCAAGGTGGACAAGCAAAATATGTTATCGCATTCGTACCAAATACTCATACTTTTATGCTTAATTCTAATCTTCTTTATGTTGCTGTTACAAGAGCAAAAGAAAAATGCTATATAATAAGTGATATTTTGACTTTTAGCAGGGCAATAAAGAAGAAAGAAAATTTTACAAGACAAACATGGCTTAAAGATTTATTAAAGGAGAATAATAATTATGACTAACACAACAAACACAACTAATGTAGCAAATTCCGTAACTTTTGCAAGAGAACTTAATTATATCAAGAATGAAAGACTTAGGAACTTTACAGGTTATGTTCTTGATAAGTTGCCTGATTACTTCAGACACATTGGTGCAAGTTCATCAGAAAAGTATCATAGTAAGCAGTGTCTTGGTGAAGGAGGGCTAATGAGACACACCAAGTTTGCCGTCGCAATAGCTCAAGACCTCTTTACGGCAGAAATATATGACTTTATCCAGAACGATAGAGATATAGTAACCTCGGCTCTTATTCTGCATGACGGTCTGAAGCGTGGTATGTACGAAGACCATACTGCTTTTGACCACCCTCTTCTTATGGAAAATTTCATTTATGAAATGTACGAAGAATATATCAAGATAAATCATCTTGAAAATATTAATAATATTACCGATTTGATTTTTGGTGAAAATATCCGTACTATTGCTGGTGCAGTAGCTTCTCATATGGGCAAGTGGACTACATCGAAGTATTCTGATACTGTGCTTCCCCGTCCTAAGACTGATATTCAAAAGTGTGTTCATTTGTGTGATTATATTGCAAGCAGAAAGCATCTTATTTTCGATTTTGATGTATATGACCATGAGATGGACGAGCTTGATGGAGGAATTAAGTAAGGCTAATATGAATAACATTAAAGAAGAAATTTCTAAAGAAATATTTATTTGTGATGCAGAGATAAGAAAAGCTCGTGAGGAAATCATAAGGCTTACAGAACGTAAAATTCTTTTTGATGACAGAAAAACAATGTTGCGTTCTTTGCTTGATATTTTAGACAATGAAGACAAGGTAAACAATAATGAGTGATATGACAGAAGTTTTTGCAATTTTTAAGGAATTGCAATCAACAAGCAAAAAGACTGAAAAAGTTAAAATTTTGAAGGACAATGAAAGAAATATTCTATTTCAAGATACTCTTAAATGGCTCTTAAATCCGTTTGTGATAACAGGAATAAGTTCTAAAAAGATAGACAAGAAAGTTTCGCCAATGGTTGTTACAGACGACTTTGACCCAGAACGTTTCTCATGGACTACTATTAAATCTTATCTTGAAAATCATAATACTGGTACGGATAAAGATATAGCATATGCTCAAGCATTTTTGGTAAATCAGCCTGAAGAATACAGAGAATATTACAGACAGCTTATAACAAAATCGCTGAAACTTGGCATAGATGCTAAAACTGTAAATTCGGTTTATGGCAAAGGATTTGTACCTGTTTTTGATGTACAGCTTGGAACACCTCTTGACAAGGTTAAACTCAAAGGCAATGAATATATTTACATAAGTCAGAAGCTAAATGGTTGTCGTTGTGTCAGCTTTAATAATAAACTTTTTACACGTTCCGGGAAAGAATATACAGGTCTTGACCATATAATTACCGACATTCAAAAGTTTAATCTTCCTGACCTTGTGTTTGACGGAGAGCTTATCCGTAAGAATACAGACGGTAAATCAGACAGTGAAAATTTTCAAATCGGTACGGGAATTGCTAATAGTAAAGATACAGACAAAACTTGTCTTGAATATATAATTTTTGATTGTCTCCCAAAGAATGAGTTTATGGCTGGTGAGAGCTTATTCAAATACGGTTGGCGCAAGAAGTATCTTACTGATATAATTGCAAAGAAGATTAAAGATAATAATATTGAGAATCTTAGAATTGTGCCAATGTGGTACGAGGGTACAGACCATTCGCAGATACAGAAATGGCTTGATTATGCAGAAGAAACAGACAAGGAAGGCGTTATTCTGAACTTAAACACCACATACAAGTGTAAGAGAACAAAAGAATTAATCAAAGTGAAGTGTTTTTATGATTGCGATATAAAGTGTGTTGATATTGAGCAAGGCACAGGCAAGAATGCAAACACTCTTGGTTCAATCCTTTGTGAGTATAAAAATAATATCGTAAAGGTCGGTTCTGGCTTTACCGATGAAATGAGAAATTATTATTGGAATAATCCTAATGAAATTATTGGTAAGATAGTTACAGTTAAGTATAAGGAAGAAACTCAAAATAAGGACGGTAGCTATTCTTTGCAGTTCCCTGTCTTCCAAGCAGTCAGATTTGATAAATCAGAGCCAAACATATAAATAAAACGCAATTATAAAATAAATATTTGAAAAATAATAAAAATTAAATATTTTTCAATAAATAATTTACTTAACCCCTTGACAAACGCATTTGTAAGTGTTATACTATGGATAGTAAATTCTTTAGACAATATCGAATTACTAGAAATGAGGTGATATTTACGAATTATAAAAAGTTCTTAGCGTTAGTCAAGGTGCATGGTTTTAAGCGTCTCCGAGATGGAAAAGGCTCTCATGAAATCTGGGCAAATGACAATGGGGACACATTTACAATCCCCAAAGGCAAAATGGTACATAAGGGCATAGTCTGGAATTTCCAACGGAATTATTGCTGATATAATCGGCAATTTCCAAATCAATGAAAAGAAAGGATGGTAATTATGTTAGTAGCAGTTGGGACAATTATGATGGGTGTTATCACCCTGATTTTCTGTGATAATAATAATCATTATGCTGTATAAAGTATATAGTATAATGGAATATAATTTTTGAAAGGATAAATTTTTATGAACGATTTTTTATTTGATTTCTGGAACACAGGTAGTCACAACACAGGTGATAGAAATGATGTATCAGTTGATTTTTCTCCCGGTGTTTCTCCTACAGTAACCCTGACCGCAACAAGAGAACTAACTAAAGATGTGGCTGATCTTATAGCAGAAATCAACGGTATCAAGAATTATAATTCAGAATCATTAAAGTCAATTCTTAACAGAAAGGATAATAAGATGAATAATGCTAACCCCCACATGGATATTGTGGATTATACATACACTCCTGTTGATAAGTACGATGATAGGGGCAACAAGACCACATATATGAAGACAACTCTCTCGTTCAGAGATAACACTGAAACTTCAGTTCTCTGCCCTGTTGATAAGGCTGATAAGTATTATGGTTTTTACGCTTGTTATGCTAAGCACATTGCCGGTGGGAATAAGATAAATGATGAAGCTGAATATTGGATTGAAACTCTGCCAAAGAAACTTGAAAAGGAACGTCTTGCTGAAGAAAAGAAGATTGAAGAGCGTGATAAGAAGCGTAGAGAAAAGAAGAGAGTAAGAATGGAAGCAATCAGACGTAAGGAAGCTTATGATGCTGCTAAGCTTGCTAATGAAAAGTATGGCATTCCGATGGAATTTACATATAAGAATGATTGAATGAAGGAGCATATTATGAATAGAGAAGATAGAGTAGAAATTGAAATACTTCATGGTGTTGAAGGAAATTGTGTTGTTATTAACAATCGCCGAGTTGCAGGAAATAAACCGTGGGGTGGTGGCAGTATAATTGGAGAATACAAAAGTACAGTAGAAGATATTTTTAAAGCATTACATATTTCTTCTGATAAAATTGATGAAATTTGTAAGGAGTTAAGCAGTTATGAGGATTAAAATTCGCAAAGGTGTTTTTGAAACCAATTCGTCAAGTATGCATAGTTTAGTCGTTAAGAAAGAAAATGAATATTATACTCAGGAAGAAATGACTGGAAGAATGTATCTTGATGATAATGGTGTATGGAAAATTTGGAGCGATGACGATTTGCATTTTGGGAGAGAACCCTTTCAATGCTTAGGCGATTTCAGTAAAAAGGTAAAATACGCCATTGCTTCTTTGTGTGGGTATAATGACAATGCAAAAGAGACGTTTGACAATATTGTCAAGTTAGTACATGAAATTTGTCCTGCTTGCACAGATATTGTATTGCCTACAGAATATTCATATGAAGATGATAGTAATACAACTTATTATGGTTATGTAGAAGAGGATATTTTGAGTGATTTTCTTGCAAAAGAGAATATCACTCTGAAGGAATTTCTCTCTAACAAAAAGTATATTGTCATTGTTGACGGTGATGAGCATTGCATTTATAAATCCATGAAAAGATGTGGTATGATTAACACAGACAATATTGAAAAAGAATATTCTAATTATCCTGATTATGGGACAATGTGTGGCATATTGTAAAGAGCATAAGGAGAATAATATGAAAATTCAAATTAGAAGAAATGTATTCGAGACCAATTCATCATCTGTCCACTCTATTACGATGTGTTCAAAAGATGATTTTGAAAAATGGGAAAAATAATTCAGATTTTTATATGTATCATCGCTATAATAAGCCCGATGTTGTAGGAACGAAAGAGGAAATAATCGAACTACTGAAGTCAGAAATGGCATATTTGAATAAAGATTGGAATAACGAGGATTTTGTTGCTGATTTGTTTGCAGATAACGAAATATTTACATTTGATAGATGCTTTAATAAAAGTGACTTTGAAACATTTGTTGAATATTATACTACCCCAAAGGGCGAAGATGTTGTTGCTTTTGGTTATTGTGGCTATGATGGGTAATACATAAGGAGAAGAAGAAATGGAATTACTTGGAGCATATAAGAACGGCAATTACACGACTTATCTGATGACAGACGGTACAAAAATTCGTAAAACAAATGACGATGAATTTGTCCCAGCATATGCTGAAAATATGGACGTAAAGATTTCAAATTATTGTGATATGAATTGTCCATACTGCCATGAAGGTAGCTCTACAAGTGGTAAACATGGTGATATAATGAATCAGAAGTTCATTGATAGTTTGCATCCTTATCAGGAACTTGCTATCGGTGGAGGGAACGCTCTTAGCCACCCGGATTTAATTCCATTTCTTCAAAAACTCAAAGAAAAGAAAATCATTGCAAATATGACTGTTAATCAGATACATTTTGAAACAAATCAAGACTTAATCAAAAAATTAGTTGAAGAAAATCTGATTTATGGTTTGGGTGTTAGTCTGGTCTCTCCTACTCAAAAATTCATCGAAACCATTAAGAAATATCCGAATGCAGTTATTCATGTTATCAATGGAGTCTTTTCCGTAGATGATTTAATGAATTTACAGAATAATAATTTGAAAATTCTCATTCTTGGATATAAGGAACTTCGTAGGGGCAATGATTATCTTAACAAAAACCACATTATTGTGAATAATCGTAAGCGTTGGCTAAAGGGAGTCCTCCCCGAAATAATTGATAGATTTAACACTATCAGTTTTGATAACCTTGCTATTGAGCAGTTAGATGTTAAGAGATTAACGTCTGATGAGGAATGGGAACAATTCTATATGGGTGATGATGGAACATCAACATTCTATGTGGATATGGTTGAACAGAAGTTTGCCAAAAGTTCAACCGCTCCGATGGATAAAAGATATGACTTGCTTGGTTCAGTAGATGAAATGTTCAATATAATTCGTAATAATGAAAGGAATGAATAATGTATATTGAAGATGCTAAAAAGGTTAAATTTAAAAAAAGAATAGGTGATGATTATATTTCATTCTCTATTGAAAAGCCTGTAAAAATAAGCCATAATGATATTTATGATGAATTTAATCTAATACGTCATCAATGGAGAGAAATGTTTACTACTGATACAAAAATCATTCTTGACTGCACGATTAGATTCGATGATGGGCGTTTGCTATCGGGCAGTTTGGATTTTGATGAACTTAGTAAGGGCAATTTTATAACTTTAAGTAGTACAGACGATGTATCTATATCAATATGAAATAAAATCAGGGTGTCAAAAAGTGGAGGTGATTAAAAATGGGTATATCCCCATGTGAATATTGTTTATATTTTACGTGTTATAATTTTCCGTATTGTAAAGACTATTGTGAAAAATATGCGGAATATGAACTTGAAGAACTTATAATAAACTTAACAATTTGAAGGAGATTATTATGAAAACACTCATAGTTATAGACGTGCAGAATGATTTTGTTACAGGTTCTTTGGGGACTCTTGAAGCACAAGCAATTATTCCAAATGTCAGAAAGAAGATTGCTGAATATCGTGAACGAAATGATAAGATAATTTTTACACAAGATACACATGACTCAAATTATCTTGAAACAAACGAAGGTAAACACTTACCCGTTCCACATTGTATTGCAGGAACAGATGGATGGAAAATTGTTGATGAATTATCTAATGATGAAGACATTATAGTTTATAAAAGCACATTTGGAAATCTTTATTGGTCAAAGCTTGTATCTCAACGGGACGATACAATTGAAATTATTGGACTTTGTACAGATATTTGTGTAATTTCTAATGCTTTAATTCTTAAAGCCATGTTTCCTAATAGTAAAATTACAGTAGACGCGTCGTGCTGTGCAGGTGTAACACCAGAAACTCATAAGTCTGCAATTGAGGTCATGAAGATATGTCAGATTGATATAATCGGAGAATAAAATGGATATTATGCACGCAAAGAATTTATTTAAGCTTCAGTTAATGCCCAGTTTTAAACCGGAACTTTCTGATCTTATTTCGTCAGAATTTTGATAAAAATAACATTAGAATAGAAACTTGATTTTATTGTGATATTAAGTTTTGAGATTTAGAAAGGATATCATTTTGCAACCTATATTTAAGGAACAAATAAAGATGTGGTCTGATTTTGGATTTAATATTCCAATTTCAGAAGGACGATTTTGGTTAGACAATGGAATTATAAAAGGTTTTACTCATGATGGCGAACTCCATAAACTCTATAAATACAGGGTTTGTGACGATCTTACAGTAAACATTACAGAACACAAAGATTTCAAAAGCACAATAAAATCAAGTTTTAGAGAGGATATTTTTGAAACTTGGGAAGAAGCGTATCAGAGATTAGCATCAGATTTGCAAATTAAGATTGACGAAAGCCTTGATGTAATCAGAGATGCAGTTAAAAAGTATTCTGATTATGAATTTTGGTGTACTACAAGCACAGGTAAAGATAGTACCGTTACGCTAAATTTAGTTCAGCAAGTTAAGCCTGATATAAAGGTCATGTTCAATAATACAAGTTGTGACGTAGCCGATACATATAAGATTGTAAAAACTCACTCAGATTGGATTGTGACTAATCCGAAAGAGGGTATATATAATTTCTTTAAGAGAATGAATTATATACCCACAAGATTTTCAAGAGGATGTTGTTCAATTTATAAAGAGGGAGCTTCAGTAGAATATTTCAATAATCACAATGTAGATAAACTTATTCAAATTATGGGAATACGAAATGATGAAAGCAATACACGTTCAGGTTATGATTTCATAAAGCATAATACAAAATGGTCTAATCCAAATTGGTTTGCTTTGTATCCTATTCGTAAATGGTCTGATTTAGATGTGTGGTTATATATTCTACATAACAACCTTGAAATTAACTCTAAGTACAGAAATGGATATTCAAGGGTCGGGTGTGCCATATGTTGCCCGTACTATACAAAATCCACTTGGGTACTAGATAAATATTGGTATCCTACACTTTATAATCGGTGGCACATGATTCTCCAGAAAGTCTTTCTGGAGAATCAGAGGTGGCAAAAGGTTAATTGTACTTTATCAGAATATCATTCGTGTTGGAATGGTGGACTTCTTCGTCCTGAACCAACCGATGAAGTAATCAGAGAAATGATGAATTATAAAGGTATAACTGATTATAATGTAGCCAAACAGTATTTCAATAAAACCTGTTCTGAATGTGGCAAAAATGTAAGACAGAATGATGTACTTGCTATGAATATGAAATATCATGGCAGAAATGTGACTGAGGTTAAGTGTAAGAAATGTTTGATGAATGAATTAGATATGAGCAAAGAAGAATGGAGCAAAAAGGTAGAAGATTTTAAGAATCAAGGGTGTAATTTATTCTAAATAGCAATTTAGCATTTATTGAATGGCTCTATAAATGGCTTTGTAGAGCCATTTATAAAACAAGGAATTACAATAAAATAGATTTTTTATCGTAAGAGGAGATGTAATTTTGATTGTAGCTCAAACAAATATGAAGAAATACCCTAAAACCTGTACAAACTATAAATTTGCTTATGGTTGTGGTTATACAAAAGTTTCACATGGAAATTTTACATATCGTGTGAAAAAGTGTATTTTTACAAATAAAAAAATACCATATGGATATGTAAAGGAAAAGAATAATTAGTGTTATATAAAACCGCATAATTGTCCTTTGATGGAGATATAATTGCAATAATAGTAATTAAAAAGGAGGTATAAAAATGAACAATACAAGTGATAATACAATAAATCATAAATGCCCTTGCTGTGGATATACAACAGAATTTGACTGTTGGAGGAAGAATGATAAGGGTGAATTTGAAACAGCGACTATTCAAGGTGATGAATCATTCATAATTATTAAAAGCTGTGAGCCTGATACTTATGCTTTTAGAACTGATATAGAAAGGAAAGTTGATTGGGGTTCTCCTGTTTATGAAAAAATTTTACTTTTAGGTTGCCCGAAATGCGGGTGTGTTTCATTTACTAGAGATTTTTATTAAGGATTTTAAGGAGGGTAAATAATGAAATCTAGTATTACCAACAAAAATGAAAAGACATCTGAAATTTCAAGAATACATCTAACTCATTATGAGTTGGATATGGCTGTTATGAAAGAGGCTAACCTTTGCTTATATTGGCATGACAGTTCCAGATCGTTGAGGGCTGAGCCATTTGATGATAATACATTAAAGATTGATTTTAATGATACGTGCGAAATAGAATTTCTTATTCAAACATTACAGAATTTTTTAAGTACGTGCAAAGGACAATGCGTATATAGAAAAGAAACTTGGAAGGACAATAATTATTATAAATAAGGATACAATCAAATGAAAAAGGTTTTATTTTTTACGGGTGCAGGAATAAGTGCCGAATCAGGTATACCGACTTTTAGTGAACAAGACGGACTTAGAGATAAGTTGACACGTTCTTTCGCATTAAATCACAAAGAAGAATACAGAGAAACTATAAAACAAATGTGTGATGTAGTCAACAAGGCAAAGCCTAATGATGCTCATCTTGCTATTGCAAAATATGGCTTCCCTGTTATTACAATGAATATAGATGGATTGCATCAAAGAGCTGGGTCAAGAAATGTAATTCCCATACATGGCAGATTACCCGAACCTCATGAGTTGTACGCCAACAATTTTAATGAATTAACCGGATTGCCTGTTCTTTATGGCGACAATGCTCCTGAATATGAAATAGCAATAGACAAAGTTAATGAACTTAGAGACGGAGATAAATTTATCATTGTAGGAGTTTCTTTCTACACCATGATAAGTGAGCAGTTAAGATATATAGCTTCATGCAGAGAAGCAGATATAATAATTCTTAATGAATGTGCAACTGTTGAAGTGCCAGAAATTTGTAAGAGATTACATGATAATGGATATGCAGGATTGTAATATAAGAATTTGCAAATTTCGATGCTCACAAATGGCTCTGTTAAGCCAACTATTTTACAATAAAACGAATGTTTTATCGGAGTGTTAAAGAAAACATTTATGATGAGTTAATAATAAATTAAAAGGAGATAAATATGGATAAAGTAAAGCTAATAATGAATACTCTTTTCGCCGGAATTGGTTGTCAAGAAAGAGGTTTTGAAAACTCAATTTTATTTATATCTCCGAGGTTATGAGTTAATTTATTAGCAAGCCAATACTTATTGATATCGCTAGATTTACGCCGAGAAAGTTTATACCAGTCATAAGATTTATTCTTCTCTGGGTCATACCCTAAATTAACTTCTGTGAGCTGTCTTGCCATTTCTTCTCTCGAAGGATAATCAGTATATGTATCGATCATTTCTGGTGTTAAACCACAGTGTATAGCTGCGTAACTAAGCACTGCTTCCTTGTTGATTTCTGAAATATTTACTACATCAACATCAAATAAAATTGAGTTTTTATCATATGCTGATTTGTGGACAATCTCGTTTTGTTGCCAGGACATCAGTGTAGCGGGTAAAATGAGAGGTTTAAAGCCAGATAGTGGTACAAGAAGTTCTCTGCTTTGGGAAAACATAAGACTTCTCAAAAAGGCAAAAGATGATGGAACGCTTCCGAAGTATCTTATGTTTGAAAATGTTAAGAATCTTGTAAGTAAGAAATTTATTGATGACTTTAATAATCTGCTTGAAGTCCTTGATGAACTCGGTTTTAATTCATATTGGAAAGTTCTCAACGCAAAGGATTGTGGAATACCTCAAAATAGAGAGCGTGTGTTTGTAATCAGTATTCGTAAAGATATTGATAATGGCACATATGATTTTCCGAAGCCCTTTGATACAGGTATCAGACTTAAAGACGTTCTTGATAAAGAAGTTTATGAGAAATATTATTTGAATAATGAAACAATTTCACGATTTATTACAACTGAAAATTCAAGAAAAGCAATACTTTATGACGGTTGTCAATGTAAAAGAGAAGGCAAAAGTAGAGAATATAATGATTTTGCACCTTCCTTAACAGCACGAGACTATAAAGACCCACGAATGATAAATACAAATGTTGTAAACCAAGTAGGCAATTACAGACCCGATAGTAATAATTTTTCTAATCCACAAACGGGGAGAATTTATTCGTCTGATTATATTTCTCCTACACTTAATACAATGCAGGGTGGGGATCGGCAGCCAAAAGTAACTGATTTTGCAGATAATAATTTTCGTGTCCGTAAGCTAACACCAAATGAGTGTTGGAAACTTATGGGTCTTACAGAAGAAGATTGTGCTAACGCTAAAAATATCGATGTTGCTGATAGTCAGCTTTATAAGCAGTCTGGAAATGGCATTGTCACAAACTGTGTAGAGTTGCTTGCAGAACATCTGTATAAGGCACAATATGATAATACATATAAGTGTACTGATGAAAATTTTATATAACCGCAGATGAACTTGACTGCGGAAATAAATTAATTCAAGTTGCTGAAATTGATAAACCTGAATGGAGAGAAAGTAGACGTAGAGTTTATTCTATCAATGGTGTTTCCCCTACCCTACATGGTATAGGTTGCGGGGGAAACACAGAACCAAAGATTATGATTTAATTTTTAAAACTAATATTCACAAACCTCTTATTTTCTAGGGGTTGCGAATATTAAAAATACAATGAAAGTTTCATTTCATAATATAAAAGAGAGGACAATATAATGGCAAGAAAAGAAATGAGTAAAGAAGCAAACAGTTATATTTGTGGTCTAATCACGGGAACAGTTATAGGAATATCTATTGGTATTTTTATTTGTGGAATTACAGAAACCCTTTCAGAAAAGAAATCCCCATATATTTTTTATAATGCTACTACTGATTATCTAAGTGATAATGTCACAATTGATATTGACGATAATCACTCCCTCAATCAAGGTCATGCTTATGATAAGATAGAAACTGAAGATGGTTACGATATTACATTTCATTTCGTAAAAGGAGAATGAACTATGGAAATATTTATTTCAAATGGAGCTGTTGAAGCGACAATAACAACAAAGCCTGAAAAGATAAGCCTTGATAATGCTGAATTATATAAACTTATTCAAAGCGCTTTTGGTTATTCCAAGACAGAAAAGGTTGAAGTCGGTTTGCATGATGATACATATTACTACACCGAAACATACGGTGACAAAGCTGATAAGGAACTCCTCAGACTGATAAAGATTCGTCTTGACAAGAAACCAGAACAGCTCAAGCCTATAACTCGTAATTGGGAGGAATAAAATAAAAGAGGTATAAAATAAAAAATGAATAAATTTAGACGTAAATTTGAAAGATTGATTTTCGTTCCATATTTCTTATTCAAGGTAATATTTATATATAAACCCAGAGACATTAAGAGATATTATTTTGTTAAATTGAGACGGTTTTATGTGAATGGGTATTGTACGGAACGTCAGTATAAATTTCTGATAAAGATATTAGGCTTGTAAGGAGATGATTAAAATGATTCAAGTATTATTTGAAAATTCAAATGGTAAAACAAGAACTATCGGCGAAGCAATTACATTAAAAGAAGCATATGAAGTAATAAATAAGTTCCTCGATGAGCACAATTATAAGTCTTATTATGTGAGAACGTGGAAAACTGATGATAAGACTACTGCTGTTGATGTAGGAAGTCATACGGAGAGATTTTATTTCAAGGAGACGTGATAATGAAATATTTAGCTACTGTTTATTATAGTGGAGATTGTTGTGCGATTGGTAATACCGAACAAGAGGCAATAGAAAATGCAAAGAATGAACTTCCTTTTAACGAGGTAGATATAGCCCGTATTGATATTGATGAATGTGATGAAGACGGGAACGTGATTTAATATGTGAGAAAGGAAATAATAATTTATGTTATTTTGCAAACACAAATATAATCATGTAAAAACAATAGATGTTTATGATTGTTTTGATGATGGTACTTGTACAGCAAATCCCGTAAGCATTATAATTGTACAATGTTGTGAAAAGTGTGGTAAAATTAAGAAAGTGAGGGTAAGAGCATGAGCTTAACACCAGAAGAATTTATAAAAAAGCATAATCTAAATAATATTGTAATTAATAGCAATGAAATGCCATTTGGCGAATTGCCCGAAATAATAGTAAATGACGCTGATAAAAATAACCTCGTCATTGTATATGGTTATTCAGATGACCTTTGTGAACTCCGTGGAGCTATTGTAGAAGAACACGATTGTTTTGATGGCGGTAAAATTACAGTGTATGGTAAGCCAATAAAGATAATTTGGCACAATGATTATAGTAAATATTCATGGACATATGAAACAGATATTCCTCATGCTTGTTTCGATATTAACGAAATGAATGATACAATATATAGTTATTGTCAAGCTATTGTATTTTCATTAGAAAAGTTAAATAATACAGATAATATACCAATTCCTCTCCCCTGCCCTATTTGTGAAGGAAATGTAAGAATTTCTTTTGTAGACGAAGATGAAAAACACGCATACTCTACAATAAAATGTGATTATTGCAAATTATCAATGAAAGGTAATGGCTATTACTTACAGTCTGATAACGTTGCAGAAGCCCGGCTGCAATCATTGAGTATATTAGTAAATAATTGGAACGATAGAAGAAAGAAAAATGATACATCTATGAAAGGAGAAATATAAATGATTAATCGACATTGGGTAGAAACTGACGGTGTATATGAACTTCATTTTGAGAAATTTGGTCGAGATGAAGTGATATTAAAATTTGTTCAAGCTGAGGACGATGATACTTGTTTTTGGTATGTGTCAAATGACCTTAATGTCACCGAGGGCGATTATGAACATTTTGATTCTGTTGAAGAAGCAAAAGAAGAATTTGAATATAAGTATGAGTCTTATTTAGAAGATCAGATTTCATATTATGAAGATTTATTAGAACAATGGAATAAGAATTAAGGTTGTAATAAACAGCAAGCTTGATTGTGGTGTCCCTAGCAAACGGTTTGTTATAGAGATAGGGAAAGGAATTTATTATGTCTGAAATTTACAAAGCAATATACAAATGCAGAAATTGTGGGGGAAAATTTTACTCCAATCAAATACAAGAAATAAAGGATAAGAATAAAGCAATTAAATCAATTTATTATACTATATTTCCCGACACTCCAAAGCCACTTGGCTTTCCTGAAATCCCAACATCTTTTGTTCATGATTGTATAGATAAAAACTTTGAAGCACAAAGATATAAAACATTCTTCGCCTGTGGAATTGCCGATTTTATTGGTTTTGACAGAATAAAAGAAAATTAAAAAATTATAATAAAACACAAATTTGATTTTGATAAGGAGAAATTATGACTGTAGAAGAACTTGGGAAAATAGAAGAACTTGAAAAGCAGATAGCAAGTCTGCAAGAGGAAATCAGGAAGCTGAAAGAAGTGAATGAAAAGAAAGAATTAAAGCCTCATAGGGTTAATGAAGGATTTGCTTATTACTATATCAATTCTGACGGAATTATCTATGACAATTTTGATGATTATCATATACCTGATACACTTAGATATCAATATGGCAATTATTATTGTTCAAAGAGCAACGCCATTCGAGATATGAATGAATTAAAAATTCGTAATAGAATAAGGCAATTTCACGATGTGCTGTGTGAGGGATATCAGTTTAAGCAGGATAAATGTAACTATTATGTGCTTTATTCATTAGTGGAGATGAAGTATATTACTTCTTGGAATCGTATTGCTAAAGAGATGGGTACGATTTATTTTGATACAGAAGAACACGCTCGGCAAGTCTGCGACATTCTGAACGCCGAATTAAAAGAACCAAATGTGCAAGGAGGTACATAATGGAATGGAACGTTTACTATTATAATATGAACTCTCATAAAATAGTTCCTTTCAATATTTTTAATCATAGTAGGTTCAGAGAGGACATTCAAAAGGCTTTTAAGAAGTGTAAAACAAAAGATGAATTTATTGAAAGACTAAAATCTGATTTATTTTACTATTTTGGTTTCAAAGCTGAATACGAAATAGTTCTTGCCCCATGGTGTGGTGGAGGAGATAAAGAGACTATCAAGATAGATATTTATTCACAGGTTATGCTGAATTGGGATAAGTTTGTTGAGTATGTATGGGATTGTAAAGGAAGTGATAATTAATGAGTGGCGGTTATTTTGAATATAAAGATGAAGAATTGAAATATTCTCTTTTCGGTTGGACTGACCAATACAAGAACATTCTTGAAGATAGAGAAATCTCTGAGCTAGTCTGGGACGTACTAACCTTGCTCCATGAATATGATTGGTATAAATCTGGTGATAACGGCAGAGATGATTACCTTGAAGCAAAAAGAAATTTCAAGAAAAAGTGGTTTACTCCTGATGCAGTATCAGACAGAAGAAAATGTTATATAGATAAAGTCCTTGCTGAAGCAAAACAGGAATTATATAATACTTTTGATATTGAGGTAGAAGAAAATGAAAGAAAGGATACAACTTAATGAACCGTGGCGATACAGTACAGCTCATCGTTCCAGAGAAAGGTCGTAAATGTGTCGGTAAAATACTAAAAGAAATCAAGGGCAGTTACCAAGTGGGACTGCCCAATGGTTTATATATTATTTTGCCGAAAGATCAATGGGAGCTTTGCGATAAATCAGTTTCAGTACCAGACAATATAGAAAACCAAGAAAATAATACAGAAAGTAAAGGTGATGAAAATATAGATAATGAATAATAAATAAAATGCAAAATTGTCAGTATCAAAATAATTATTTTTTAATTATTTTGATATTTTAATTTATTAAATATTTTCTCACATTTTTACAAACCCTTGATTTTACCTATCTAAACCACTTGACAAAATCAAATATATGGTATATAATATAGATACACCAAATTCGTTAGACAATATCATTCCATGTGGTATTAAATTCTGTTTGGTGTATCAAATTATATATAGCAACAATAATATTAAGGAATGAGGTGATGTAAGATGATTGTATATGAAGATATGTGTGTAGGCTGCCCCCCAGAGATATGTCGTGGAGGTTGTCAATATCGCAACCCAATACCCATTCACGTCTGCGATAGATGTGAAAACAATAATGATGATTGCCTATACATATATGATAATGAAGAGCTCTGTTATGATTGTGTTTATGACCAAATAAAGAGAGATTATCCGAATGAAGTAGAAAATGACGATAATTTTATAAATGATTTTATTGATGAATTAGACACATACACAGAGGATTAAACTTATTCATTTCAGGAAGGACATAAAAATGACAAACGTAAATGCACTCCCGCAGAAAGTAGGTGATTTTATTCGATTTAGAGACAACAAAGATATTATTTTTCGTGTAGCATTAATAATTCTTTTGAGTATAGCTGATGGAGCAATGATTTATAAGAAATGTACTGAAGAAAAGCAGGAACAACAGCAAACACAAATTAGTAACTCTCTTAATAATGATTACACTCAAATCAGAAGCTCATTTGATTTAGATGTCTCCGACATTAATGTCGGGAACATAACTGCTACTAGAAGTACATATCTTAATAAACTGGCTGAATTACCAGAACCAACAAATTCAATAATCATACAGAATACCTCTGAAAACAAAAATTATACTACAATAGAACTAGTTACACTTTATGACACCTTATCTGAAAATGAAATAATGATGATTGAAATTACTATTCAGCATGAAGTTGGTAATTTTTCCAAGGAATATAAGACTTATGTTGCAGAGCTAATAAAAAATAGGCTTGCTTCGGAAGATTTCCCTGATACAGTTACAGAAGTCTTATTCCAAAAAAATCAATTTCAAGGAATATCAAACTGGTTATATTCAGGGATAACTCCTGATGAAGAAACCAAAGAGGTAGTTAAGGAAGTATTTAGTGCCGAAGGTACTTCGCATTCAGCAACATATTACTACAACCCAGAGTCAAGTGAATATGATAGCCTTATATGGTTTGAATATAGTGGAGACGTAGAATACGTTTTTGAATATAGTGAAGACAACTGGGGTACTACTTACACAACAAGATTTTTTAAAGATAAAATTTAGAAAGGAATAAAACAATATGAAGAGTTACGGATTTCTCTTAGCACACGGATATAAGATTATGAAAGGATATGTGGATGCTGATACACCAGAAGAAGCAAAGTGTAAAGCCCTCAATCAAGAATGGGACGATATTATTGATGAAGATGACACAGACGAACTCACGGTGGGTTATGAAGTTGTTGAGATTTGGGAAATTAATTAATTTTAAGAAAGGAATAAAAACAATATGGGTTGCATGGGTATAGTAGGAAGTCAATGTCGTGATTGGGATAATAATTACAATATAATTAAGAACAATAATACGACGAAGGAATTTACAGTACATTTTGAAAAGATTACAGATGTTAAGGATTTTGTAATACAAGCTGAGAAGTTGCCCAGTAAGATCGCTATTATCAGCCATAATAATTACATCTGTGATGCTAAATCTTTAATGGGAGTATTTGGGCTTGATTTATCTCAACCTGCCAAGATTACTACCGCAAACGAAGATGATTACAATACACTTTTCAATTTCTGTGTAACGAGAGGCATTGCTAGCATTGCTACATGAGGTAACATTATGGCAGAAATTGAAAATAAAATTTTAGATAATCAGATAAATAATAAGATTGAACAAAGTATAGAGCAAAAGGAAGACAAAAATACATACGTTCCTCTGACTGATGAGGAGTTTCACAGATTATTCAGAAATGAATATTTGACGATTGATGACCCAAGATATTTTTGGAATGGGTATATCAAGAAGAATAAAAGGAGAAAAAGATAATTGGATTTTAACGAAATAATCTCAAATGTAAAAATATATGGTTTGTATGAAAGTATGGTTGCAAGTGGTTATCCAATGCTTATAAACCCATATACTTCAAAAGATTTTTGTGAGCAGATTGACGAAATTGATAGTGTTGACCTTATAGGCGAAACCACAGTAGAAAACAATAACACAAAAAGGGCTGTGAATCTAGCTTCTACAAATATTGGTGAAGGGCATGATAATTTTCTCAATGGTGTTATTATTCAGTTTGACTTGAAGTTTACCGTTAAAGCATGGACAGAAGCGGAACGTTATCATTTTCTAGATTTCGTAAGTAGCATGAGTTCAATGCACAGACTTACAAAAATGGATTATGATAAAGTATTTTGTTCTTATGTAACTGAAAACACAAAGAATGAGATGAAAAGACTTTTAACAGAATATAATAACAATCCTTGTGAAGATACAAGACTTGCTTTGCTTTATAATTGCCCTGTCGGATTGCAACTTACAGCAAGAATGACTACAAATTATCGACAGTTAAAGACAATTTATAGACAACGTAAAAATCATGCTCTCCCTGAATGGAAAGCGTTTTGCAAGTGGATTGAAACACTACCATGGTCAGAATTGATTATTGCAAATACTAATAAGTAAAATTATAGAAAGGATATTAAACTTTGAAAAATCTATATCTTATTGTTGGGGCTTCAGGTTCTGGCAAGACAACCGTAGCAAATGTTCTCGAAGAAAAGTATGGTTATAAGCAGTTGCAGTCTTACACAACAAGACCCATGCGTACTGAAAATGAAACAGGGCATACCTTTGTAAACGATGCTTTCTTTGACCAACTAGCTAACTTTATAGGTTATACTTCGTATGGAGATTATCGCTATGGGGCGACCGCAGAACAAGCTGACAATTCTGACCTTTATATAATAAATCCACAGGGAATCGAATTTTTAAAAAGTCATTATACTAGTAAGCCAGTTAAGGTCATTACAATCACCTCCCCTGTTCACACTCGTATTAGCCGTATGGAACAGCGTGGAGATGAGTTTAGTAAGATAATGGAAAGACTTCTTATTGATATTGATTTCAGAAATTTCCTCGGTGATTTTAATATCGACAATGGAGACAATACAAAACTCAACGATATAGCTAAGAAGATACATGAATATATTGTTAAGTGCGAAAATGAGACAGAGGTTGATACATGATTATAGCTTGTGACGTGGATAACGTCTTAAATAATCTGACCGAAAGCGTGTTAAAGGTTTACAATGCAGACCATAATGATAATCTCAAAATAGAAAATATTAAATCTTATGGTATTGAAGAGTATGTTAAGCCTGAATTTAAGAAAGACTTCCCTTCCCTGTTCCTTGACAAGAGAGTTTGGAAAGGTGTATCAGTAATGCCCGGCTGTATTGAAGTCTTAAAGAAGTGGTATGATAACGGGCATGAGATATATTTTGTAACTGCTACAAATACAGAAAATATGCACAAGAAAGCAGAATGGTTACAACGCACGTTCCCTTTTATGGACGTAAGAAAGAACCTCATCTGTATGCAGAAGAAACAAATGCTTAGTGGGAATATTGATGTACTTATTGATGATTGTATTGATAATTTAGATAATGGCAAATATCATTCTATAGTATTTGATTATCCATGGAATCAAGATGAATACCGCGTTCCTGATTCTCCTTTCAATTACAGATTTCTTAGCCATAGAGCCTATAATTGGGAAGATATAGACAGACAATTACAAATCACATATGATTATATGTCTAATCCTACTTTACAGAACAAGCTCCCCCGATTCATACATAGATAAAACAATGATGATAGTAACAATTATCTTAGGTATAACAATAGGTTTCATCCTCTTCGGACTTGGTTATCTGACTGCTTCAATGGTGTTTATGTCTAAACACACTGATGAAATTGATAAAATTGATGTGTTGAATAACCAAGTTAAAGAGAATGAAAGCATAAAGTTAAATAGGAATAAAACAAGAAACGACAATAATAAAAACAATAAAGAAGGAATAAGTGATATGAGATGATAAAAGAAAATCAAATCAAAGTTATTAAACGCAATGGTGATATTGTAGATTTCAATAAAGACAAGATTTACAATGCTGTATCAAAAGCGTTCGTAGAAACATATTCAGGTATTGCAGAATACAACATGGGTATAGCGCATAGAGTTACAGATAATGTTGTTCTAAAGATTTACAATCTCTATAAGAACCAAATTTCGGTAGAAGAAATTCAAAATATAGTTGAACGTGAACTTATGGACAATGATAAGAGTGTTGCTCAAGCGTACATAAGATATCGATACAAGAGAGAGATGGTAAGAGGATTACACAATACTGATAATGAAATGCTATCTCTTATTGATTGTGAGAATGAATCTATAAAAGAAGAAAATTCAAATAAAAATCCAACATTGCTTCCTACTCAAAGAGATTACATGGCAGGTACAGTTTCAAAGGATTTAACAAATAGAGTTCTTCTCCCAGAAGATATTATTAAAGCACATAACGAAGGAATTATTCATTTCCATGATGCAGATTATTTTGCTCAACATATGCACAACTGCGATTTAATCGATCTCAATGATATGTTACAAAATGGGACAGTCATCAGTGGCACAATGATTGAAAAGCCACATAGTTTTGCCACTGCATGTACCATTGCTACACAAATTATCGCACAGGTAGCTAGTAATCAATATGGTGGTCAGAGTATAACTTTGTCAGCACTTGCACCATTTGTTGATATTTCACGAAAAAAAATTCGTAAAGATGTTGAATATTTTTTCAAATCTTTCAATTGGGAAATAAAAGATGGTGATTTGCCTACTATTGACGATATTGTAGAAGAAAGAGTGCAAGAAGAAATTAAGCGCGGTGTTCAAACTATTCAATATCAAATAGTTACACTTATGACAACGAATGGACAATCACCATTTGTAACTATTTTTATGTATCTTAACGAAGTGCAGAATGAGCAAACAAAGCATGACCTTGCACTTATTATCGAGGAGGTACTTAAACAACGCTATCAGGGAGTTAAGAATGAAGTAGGTGTTTGGATTACGCCCGCTTTCCCAAAACTTATTTATGTCCTTGAAGAAGATAATATCCATGAGAATTCGCCTTATTGGTATCTTACGGAACTTGCAGCAAAGTGCACCGCTAAGAGACTTGTTCCAGATTATATAAGTGAAAAGGTAATGAAGCAGCTTAAAGATGGTCATTGCTTTACAAGTATGGGGTGCAGAAGCTTTCTTTCTCCTTGGAAAGATGAAAACGGAAGTTATAAATTCTATGGCAGATTTAATAAAGGTGTCGTAACAATTAATCTTGTTGATGTTGCACTCACAGCAAAGAAGAATAACTCAAATGATATAATGACAGAATTTTGGAAGATATTTGATGAACGTCTGGAACTTTGTCATAGAGCTTTGATTTGTAGATATGAAAGACTCAAGGGTACACCGTCAGATGTTGCACCTATTCTTTGGCAATATGGAGCATTGACAAGACTTAAAAAGGGTGAAGTAATTGATAAATACCTTACAGGTGGTTATTCGAGTATTTCTCTTGGCTATGCAGGTCTGTGGGAATGTGTTTATGCTTTAACTGGTTATAAACTTACTGAAAAAACAGGTCGGGATATCGGCAAGAAAATAATGCAGCATATGAACGATAAGTGTGACGATTGGAATAAAGACCTTAATCTCGGATTTTCAATTTACGGTACACCTCTTGAATCGACAACATATAAGTTTGCCAAGTGTTTACAGAAACGTTTCGGTATTATAAAGGGTGTAACCGATAAGAATTACATAACCAATAGTTATCATATACACGTCACAGAACCTATTGATGCTTTCACTAAGCTTTCAATCGAATCTGAGTTTCAGTCTCTTTCAACCGGAGGAGCAATTAGCTATGTAGAAGTTCCTAATTTAAATAATAATATTGAAGCTGTGCTTGAAGTAATCAAGTTTATTTATGATCATATAATGTATGCTGAACTCAATACAAAATCTGATTATTGTCAGGTGTGCGGATTTGATGGCGAAATACAGATTATTGAAGATAAGAAAACAGGCAAGCTTGTATGGGAATGCCCTAATTGTCATAATAGAGACGAAAAGAAACTTAATGTTGCACGCCGTACTTGTGGTTATATAGGAAGTAATTTTTGGAACGCAGGGCGAACTCAAGAAATAAAAGAAAGAGTTATACATATAGGAGACAATTAATGATTATATCTGAAAATTTTAAATCTTTGTGGATTGAAAATTATGGGTATATTCAGGTTGGAACAGATGGAACGATTATTGGCAAAAAAGGAGTCTTAAAACCTAATAATCAAAACACTAAAGGCTATTATAGAGTTCATCTTGGGAAACATATGTATTCTGTGCATAGACTTGTTGCTGAAGCTTTTATACCGAATCCTAATAATTATCCACAAGTAAACCATATTGATGGTGATAAAAATAATAACACTGTTTATAATTTAGAGTGGTGCAACAATAAATACAATCGAAGACACGCAGTAATTAATAATCTATCCAGTGCAAAAATCACTTTAGAACAAGCAAATGAAATAAGAAACAAATATCATAATGAAAAGATAACATACCAACGGTTAGGAACTATGTATAATCTTGATAGCAGTATGATAGGATATATTATTCGAGGCGATAGTTGGAATTATGAATTACATAAAAATCAGTAAATATGATACTGCCAATGGTATAGGCATAGGAGTTGTACTCTGGGTATCGGGGTGCAACTGCCATTGCCACGGTTGCCATAATCCCTCCACTTGGGATTTTAATGCTGGACAGCCATTTACTAAAGATACAATGCAAGAAATCCTGTCAGAATTGGCTAAACCCTACATATCTCATTTTACTTTATCGGGCGGTCATCCTCTTGAATATCAAAATCTTGAAACTGTCTATAAGATTGTTAAAACAGTCAAAGAAAAATTCCCTAGCAAAACAATCTGGCTTTATACCGGATATACATGGGAAGAAATTCTTGACAAGGATAAAGAATATGAAGACTATGAAGTAAATAGGGTTTCCACATTAGACGTTATTAAGTATTGTGATGTTCTTGTTGATGGCAGATATGAAGATGATAAAAGAGATATTTCCCTTGCTTGGCAGGGGTCGTCAAATCAGAGGGTTATCAGCGTTCAAGAAAGCCTGAACCAAGGCAAAGTAGTTCTTTATTGTGAATAATCATACCAATTTCAAAGTGAAGTAAGACAAATAACATATAGTGTATGCCATTATAACTCATTTTGACTTACGCTATATGTTAAATCTTACGATAAAACAAAAATTTCATGATATAAAAGGAGATGTTAAATTTGGATAATAATAAAGATTGGACAGGAAATAATAAAGCAGTGTTTACCTGCAACGGAGCGAGCAATCATTCTGATGGTGAGCGTGAAATAATGGATTATTATGCCACAGAACCTTCAGCATTAGAACTTTTACTCGACAAAGAATCATTTTCAAATAATGTTTGGGAGTGTGCTTGTGGTGAACTACATCTGAGCAAGGTTCTTGAAGATAGAGGATATACTGTAAGAAACTCCGATATTGTTGATAGATTACATAATGGCAAAATTGAAACAATTGACTTTCTTAATTTTAATGGTAATTGGGATGGAGATATAATTACTAACCCCCCATATAAATTTTCAAAAGCGTTTGTTGAGAAAGCCCTCGAAATAATACCAAATGGATGTAGGGTTGCAATGTTTTTGAAACTTACATTTTTAGAAAGTAAATCTCGTAGAGAATTGTTTGATAAAACACCATTTGAAACATTATATGTTTCTTCGTCAAGGCTTCAGTGTGCAAAAAACGGAGATTTTGAGACATATAAATCAGGTACAGGAACAGCAGTTGCTTATGGTTGGTATATATGGAGAAAAGGATTTACGGGGACACCAAAAATCAAATGGTTCAATTAAGGTGAAAAATATGAAATACATAATACAAGTATCAGAGCTACTTGCAAGTAGACTTGAAATTGAAGCTGAAACTTCAGAGGAGGCAATTCAAAAGGTAAAGGATAAGTATTACGATAGTGATATTGTTCTTGAAGCAGATGATTATGTTGATAGTTCAGTTCAATTTGAAGTGGTTGATGAAATTTAAGATACTATATGTAGTCAAAATTCTACAATAAAAACAGTATTTTGTTTTAAATTAATCGAGGTTTAAAATATGTCAGTTATAAGAAAAATTCGTAGAAACATAAACAAAAATATGTGTAGCCAAATGAATTATCTTTCGGCGTTGCAACAATTATGGATAATTTTAAACCGAAAGAACTTAGGGAATGAAGATTATATTAATGAATGTATATCGCTTAGAAATGCAATTAGTTTAAGTAATTTAATTACTTTTCCAGATAAAATACATTTGACAAAACTCATAGATGATATACTTTTAAAATGAGTAAATGTAAAATCAGAAATTAAAGACTCGTTTTATTGTAAATTGAAAGGAAGCGATTAAATGAACCTAAAAGTAAATATATCTGTTGATGATTATGCTGATATTGAAGATATTCAAAATCAAATTATTCACGAAGCAGCAGTTCAAATGTTAAATGAAGTAATGCGTAATCAAGACCATTATGGCAGGAGCTTTAAAGACAAGCTTACAGAAACCGTTATTAAGATGATTGGTAATGCTCTTGATGATGATATGAAAAACGAAATTACAGAACGTGTTAAAACTGATGTTTTTAATAAGTATATTAGAACCAAACAGTATAAAGAACTTAAAGACGAGTTTGATATTGCCACAGATAAAGAAATTGAATCAGGTTTACAGAAAATTATTTCTAAATTGGTTAAATCAGAAATGCAGAAAATGTTTAAGTGATATTTTGTAGAGAGGGTTGAAATTCAAATGTATATGAATAAGCCACTTAATTTATCAAAAAGTTCAGACGAACTAAAACAACTTATCGCAGAAAATCCTGACTTGCCTATAGTGGTTCTTGTAGGTCGGTATGCAGTTTCAGATGATTATGGGTATACATATTGCTCGGACATACATTTTAGCATTGAAGAAATCCTTGATTGTACTTTACCGTTTGGAGATGACTATGTATATAACGATCGAGATGATTTTGAAGATGCTCTATCAGATTACTTAGCAGACTGTGAAGAATACGAAAATCTATCTGACGAAGAATTTCAAACCTTATTAATCAAGGAACTAAATAAGTATGAACCTTACTGGAAGAAAGTAATTGCTATAAAAGGTGATAATTGAAAGGATGACTAATGATGAAAATTTATTTAGCTTCTCCATTTTTCAACAAGAATGAAATTAACGCTGTCGCTACAGCAGAACAAATTTTAAGAGAAAAAGGTTATGACGTATTTTCACCCAGAGAACATGAAAATCGAACTTTTGATGTAGGTACAAAAGAATGGTCAAAATCAATATTTGAAATGGATAGTACTGAGATTGATAAATCTGATGTAATGGTAATGCTTTATCACGGTGGTTATTCCGACTCTGGAACAGCGTGGGAATGTGGGTATGCTTATGCAAAAGGTATTCCCTGTGTAGTTGTTCATCTCGGCGATAATTCTAATTTAATGATTCATGAAGGGTGTTGGACGAATCTTAATGGATTAGATGAATTGAAAACTTACGATTTTATTACTATGCCAATGTTTAATTATAAAGGCAAAATGTTTTAATGAAATAATACAATGAAAATCCACTTTTATTGTATTTTATAACTAATAACTAAGGAGATGTTAAGAGTTGAAATTTATGGGAAGCAAGTCCCGAATATCTAAAGAAATAGTCCCTATAATTCAGAAATGTATAGATGATAATTGCCTTGAAACCTATATAGAAAGTTGTGTAGGAGGGGCTAATGTGATAGACAAAATTAAGTGTAAGACCCGTATTGGCAACGATAGCAACGAATATCTTATTGATTTTTGGAATGCTATGCAAAATGGTCTTAACCTCAATTCTATTTCAATGGATAAAGATACATATATAGATATTCGTGATAATAAAGAAAAATATCCTAAGTATATGGTTGCTATTGCAGGAATTTTAGCAAGTTATAATTCAAAATGGTTTGCTGGATATGCTAAAACTCATATTGCAAAAGCACCTTCAGATAAGAACGTAGTAGTCAGAAACTACTATAAGGAAAGTATAAATAATGTACTAAAGCAAATTCCAAATTTAAAAGATGTGAATTTTATCTGTGGAGATTTTACTTCTATTGATGTTACCAACGCAATGATTTATTGCGATCCTCCATACGAAAATACTACTGGTTTCAAAGATAAGTTTGACCACAAGAAATATTGGGATTGGGTTAGAAAAGTCAGTATAAATAACTTTGTGCTATGCAGTGAGTACCAAGCTCCTGATGATTTTATAGAAATTTGGTCTGGTGAAGTTAAGATAACACTTGATAATGCAAGTCGTAGTAAATCTATAGAAAAGTTATTTACATATAAGAACGGTAAGTATGTTGAATACATAGATAAAGGAAAGTGATAAAATTTGCAATATCAAGGTGGTAAATCAAGAATAGCTAAAAATATATCGGAGGTAATAATAAATGAGGTATCAAGGTGGAAAGAGCAGAATATCACAACAAATAGCAGATATCATAACTTCGCAGAGATTAGTAATAATAGCAACACTTTTGTAAGCTTGTTTTGTGGAAGTTGTGCGGTCGAAGTTAAACTCGCTAATTCATTTAATAAGGTTGTATGTAATGATAATCACAAATATTTAATTGCTTTATATAAAGCTTTACAAAATGGCTATAATCCTCCCGCTTATATTACTGAAGAGGAATATAAAAGAGCCCGTTCTAATATTAACAATGAATTACCTGAATATGTCGGTTTTATAGGTTTCGGTAGTTCATTTGGTGGCAAATGGTTTGGAGGTTATGGCAAAAGCAAAAAGCCTAATGGAGAAATACGATGGCATTCAGAAGAAACAAAAAGAGCATTAGAACGTGATATGAAATATCTAATGAATGTTGAGTTTACTTGCCTTGATTATAAAGATGTAGAAATTCCCAAAGGCTCTGTAGTATATGCTGACCCACCTTATGCAAATACGACTACATATCAAGGACAGAAATTTGATACGAATGAATTTTGGAATTATATGCGTGAAATAAGTAAGGATAACAAGGTTTTTATTTCAGAACAAAATGCACCTGATGACTTTGAATGTATTTGGGAGAAGCCTTTCACAAGAACTTTAGATAGAAACAAAAATAATCAGTTTAAAGTTACTGAAAAATTATTTACATATAAAAACTCCAATCTCTAAGCCACTAATAAATAAGGTTTTGAATGAATTATTGGATTTAAAATATCGAGGTGAATAAAAATGACAATCAGAGAAGAATATCGAGATTTATTTACAGTCCCCACAGATTATGTCCTTGTTCATTGTATAAGTGCAGATTTTACTATGGGTGCTGGCATAGCAAGAGAATTTGCAAAACGTGGTGTAAAAAAATATTTACAAACGAGTGAATTTGCTCTTAACACTTGCGAAAGTGAAAGAGTAGGTGTATGTTACACAACTTTCAAGACAGAATGGAAAGCAGTATTTAACCTTATTACAAAACAAAAATACTGGCAAAAGCCCACATATAAATCGTTACAAACTGCCCTTAATGAAGCTTCAAAATTGTGCGGTGCCATGGAATCGTATGGTTGTACTATGAAACTTGCGATGCCGAGAATAGGTTGTGGATTAGATAGACTTGAATGGGCTAAGGTTAAGAAAATCATTAAAGCAACTTTTGCTAATACTGATGTTGAAATTTTAGTTTGTATAAAATAATCAAATAATCATAAGATTTGCTAAAATTCAACCCCTCTCTGCCCTCGGTAAAACAAGGGATAGAAAAATCAAAAACTACAATAAAACCTTTCTTTCATCGTAAGTTTATAAAAAGGAGATAATAAATGAATCAACCAAACGAATTAAAAGATTTCTGGAGACGTACAGTTACAATATATGTTGATGATATTCCATTTCAACGTTATCAATATGTGCCTATATATGAGTTTCGCCAACCTGATAAAATCGAAACAGAAATGATTAAAAATCTTATAGACAAACAAAGTCCTTATTACAATAATGACGTTTATAATATGGTTAAGAATAAATTCAACGGAGATATTTGGTATAAAAATGGGAAAGTCTGCAAAATTAAAGACAATGCTCTTGTAACTATTAAAACAACTTATAACAAGGCATATCCACAATATGAGTAAAATGATGGAACAAGTTAATCCTGATGACTTTATATCTTATATGAAAGATAGGGGTATGGCTGTTTGTCCAATGATAAATAAATGAAAAGGAAAGTAAATAATGAATAATCTTTTTATAATTTTAGCTATGGTATTTTGTCATATTGTAGATGACTATTACTTACAAAGTTGTTTAGCCTCAATGAAACAAAAGAAATGGTGGCAAAAAAATGCTCCACAAAAGCTATATAAATACGATTACATAATGGCACTTGTAATGCACTCTATGAGTTGGTCATTTATGATAATGTTACCAATAGCAATATCAATGTCGTTTAATATTCCTGTTACGTTTTTAATAGTCTTTATTTGTAACGCCATTATTCATGGGTTTGTAGATAATCTCAAAGCAAATAAGTTAAAAATAAATCTGATTACCGACCAATCAATACATCTTTCGCAAATAGCTATTACAGCAATTATATTTATTTGTTTAATGTGA